TCCATCGGCGGCACCAACGTAGACGCCTTTGGGCGGCTGCGGGTCAGCAACCCGCTGACCTTGTTCGACTCATCCCACCGCTATGCGGACAACAACCTGTGGGTCAACAGCATAACCGGCACCGCAGCGGCAACGTTTAACGCCAATGAAGGTCTGATGGACCTGACGGTTGGCTCGGCCAGTGGCGACCAGATCATTCGGGAAACCATCAAAGTCTTTTCGTATCAGCCGGGTAAGAGCCTGTTGGTGATGAACACGTTTGTGTTTGGCACTGCCAAGGCCAACCTGCGCCAACGTGCGGGCTATTACGGTGCGGCCAACGGCATTTACTTTGAACGCGAAGGCTCAAACAACTACATGGTCGAGCGCAGCAGCGTGACAGGCGCTCCGATCAACACCCGTGTGGCGCAGGCAGATTGGAATCAAGACCCACTGGACGGCACCGGCCCGTCTGGCCTGACACTGGACTCCTCCAAGGCGCAGATTTTGTACATTGATGTTGAGTGGCTTGGCCTCGGTACGGTTCGCACCGGGTTCATCATCAACGGGACATTTGTTCCGTGCCACAACTTTGACCACGCCAACCTTATCACCACGACCTACATCACCACCGCTTCTTTGCCGCTGCGGTATGAGATGACCAATATGGCGGCGACCACCGGCGCAAGTACGCTCAAACAGGTGTGCTCGACCGTGATTTCTGAAGGCGGCTACGAGTTGCGCGGTGCGCAGTTGTCTGCCGGTAACACCATCACAAGTCCCCGCACACTGACCACTGCCGGGACGTTCTACCCTGTAGTGTCGATTCGTTTGAAGACAGCCCGCCTTGACGCGATTGCCATCCTGACGGCTATATCTATTTTGGGCATTACCAACAACGCCAACTACAAGTGGGAAGTTGTGGCGTCTGGCACCACAACGGGCGGCACTTGGGTCAGTGCAGGCACAAACTCCGCAGTTGAGTACAACATCACCGGCACGGCGTTCACCGTGGGCACCGGTCGGATTCTGGCAACGGGTTTCTTTCAGGGCTCCAATCAGGGTTCCAATAGCGTGGACATTTTGAAGGAAGCGTTGTTCGCTTCTCAACTGGAGCGCGATCCGTTCACCGCCACTGCGTATGAACTGACGCTTGCTTGCACGGCGGCATCCAACGGGGATCAGGTGCTTGGCTCTCTGGACTGGGAAGAGATTAGCCGCTAAGCACCCAAACGACCTAAAATGAACCCAATCAATTCCAAGGGGCGCACATGAGCCTTGCCGTACTAGCCAACCACATGGCGTCCAAGGGTCGCAACGGCGACTCGATGCTGGTGCACATGGCCCCCAGCGAAGTTGCGGGTCTGCAGGCGCTTGGCCTGAGTCATGGAATCACCATGACGATCAACCCCCACACGGGTCTGCCGGAAGCCTTCTCGTTCAAGAAGCTGCTCAAGTCGGCACTGCCCATGATCGCGGGTTTTGCCCTTGGCCCTGCCGGATTCGGCGTGGTCAGCAGCGCGCTGGGCGCGGGGGCACTGGTCGGTGGTGCGACGGCTCTGGCCACCGGCAGTCTGCAGAAGGGCATCATGGCCGGTCTGGGCGCTTATGGTGGCGCCAGTCTTGGCGCAGGTCTTCAGTCGGCAGGCATGGCGGCGGCACAACAAAACGCTGTTAGTGGCCTAACTGCGGAGCAAATTGCCGGTCGTGCGGCATTTGAGGGCTTGTCTGAACAAGGCTACAAGAACTTGTTGGCTGAGCAAGCTACCAAAGATTACCTAAGCAAAGGTATTTTTGAGCGGGCGGGCGCAGGTATTTCTGCACTTGGTTCTGACATTGGGCGTACTGCGGCGCTTCAAGGTGTTGGCGGCGCTTCCGGTCTTTACAAAGCCGGTATGGCTGCGGCGCTTCCAGTTATGGCCGATCAGGCCGTGCAGACGTCCACGCCAATGCCGGGTGGCCAGTATCAAGGCACCATCCGCCCCTACAAGTTTGATCCGTTCACCAAGCGGTGGACGGCGCAGCCGACCTACCCGGCGATGCCTGTTAACACAGCGTCTGCTGCACCCGCACAGCAAGAAGAACAACCGCCTGGAGGCATGGCAGGCGGCGGCATCGTGGCGCTTGCTGACGGCGGTGCTACCCGCGAGCAGGTGCTGCAAGCCTACAGAGCTAATCCCGGCGCGGAGCTTAACCCCAACGAAGAGGCCATCAACTACTGGATGAAGCAGGGCTTGGGGTCTTTCACCGATGTAGTCAACCAGACTCGTGCGGCCAACCCTGCACTGGCTCAACAAATTGACGCCGCCCGTACAGCCGCAACTACACAACAGTTTGCTACGCCCGCAAACACACTGCCCAACTATCTTGGGCTTAACGCCGTAGCCGCAGGACAACCTGGGGGTCAGACCGTTATTTCCGGCACCGCCGGTCCTGGGTACAACTACGCCGCCGCCACTCCGCAGACGGATCGTGAAAAGGAAATCAACCAGATTTATAGGGATGTGTTGGGGCGTGAGGCCGAGCGGGAAGGACTCAGTTATTGGGCAAACACTGACTTGGGCATGCCGGAGATTAAGCGGCAGATTCAAAGCATTGGCTCCAACATCGGTGTCAATGTAGACCCGACGCAACTGGCCACACCCACCGCTGGTCAACTCGCCGCACAGCAGAGCATCCTTAAAGACCCGCAAGCCGCAGCTATCGGTATTGCAAGAAGCGGTGTAGCCCAAGGTCTGAGTGACCAGCAAATCGCCAACCTAGTAAATGAAACCTACGGCAAGTCGTTCAGTGCGCAGAACGTAGCTGACTTTATGCGGGCTAACAACATAACCCGCCCTGCTCCCGTTACCGCTGTATCCCCCACGTTTACCGGCACCGACACTGGCACAACCGTCACTCCGGCGCCACTGCCAGGGCTACCCGACTTTGCGCCGACTACGCCGACGCTGGCTCCTGCTACGCAGTTCACTCCTCAAACTATGGAGCAGGTGCGCACGGCATACGAGCAGGGTGGTGGTGCTACGGAGATGCCCACGGTTACGCGTCTCGGCCCGAACGAGCGCCCGATGACGCAGAACGCGGTGGTTAATGACCTGCAAGCCTACTTGGCAAACAACCCGAACGCGACGGCCACGGAGATCACCGCTTGGGGCCGCGCCAACGGCGTGCCGGATTACCAACTGCGCGCTGCCGTCAACGAGCGCCGGTTTAACATGTTGACCGGCGGCAGCAAGAGTGCTTACGACTACCTGATGGGTCGGGGTCCGTACTCTGCTACGCCGTTTGTTCCTGGCGGTGGGGCGCTGATGCGTCCTTACAGCGAAGTTGTTGGTGGCGCGGCGCGTGAAAGCGCAATTCGCCGCTATGTTCCTCCTGCGCCTTCACGTCAGACTGCACAGGGCGCCGATACTAGCGAAACAAAGACAACCACAGGTGGTACTACTACCGGAGGCACCACGACCACAGGCGGCGGTGTGGCCAGCAGCGTTACGGGCGGCGGTATGACCGGAGGTGGCGCAGGCGCAAGGCTTGTTGGCGGTTCTACTGTTGGTGGCACCACAACCGGCGGCACCACAACCGGCGGTACAACACGCATCAATCCAGAAACCGGTACTGAGTACACCGCACTCAGCGGCACCCCCATCACGGACTTCTTGTTTGGTACGCAAGACGCAAGCAAAGTGCCTGTGGTGGATCGCGGGTTCTACACAGATGCCGCTATGCGCGAACTGCTGGCCAACGAGGCGGCGCTGAATGCGAGTCGAGCCGAAGTAGAAGACGTGCTTAACGTCGAGCAGATTCAGCGTGACATTTTGCGAGATCAAGAAGAAGCCTATCTCCAGCGCCAACTGGAGATAGCGCGTGCGGCTGAAGACTTTGGCCCGTTTGATTCTGAATACGATGCTGGTGGCCCCAACTACACTGATGAAGAATTAGACTTGTTGGCGGGCATGCGCAAAGGCGGGCTTGCGGCTATTGCAGCCGGTGCTGCTCGGGGTGGCCAATTCAACCTCGGCGGCTACTCCGATGGTGGGCGCCTGCTGCGCGGCCCTGGTGATGGCGTCTCTGACAGCATCCCGGCAACTATTGGCAACCGTCAACCCGCGCGACTGGCCGATGGTGAGTTTGTGATCCCGGCGAGGATTGTGAGTGAAATAGGGAATGGGTCTACCGAAGCCGGTGCACGCAAGCTGTATGCAATGATGGACCGGGTGCAGCGCGCCCGCGCTAAGACAACCGGTAAGGGTAAGGTGGCTAAGAACACCCGCGCCGACAAGTACCTCCCCGCATAAGGACGCATCATGGCTAATCCCGTACCGACCCAAGTTACCGAGTACCAGACTGGCTTTGCGCCAGTTATTGCGCCTTATGCCGAGCGACTGCTTGGCCGTGCGGAGGCGATGTTTGAAGACCCGTACATGCAGTACCAGGGTGAGCGTTTTGCGCAATTCACCCCTCTGCAGCAGCAGGCGTTCACGGGCGCTCAAGCGATGGAGGCAGCGCCGCAGTTGCGCGACGCGTCAGCCCTTGCCGGTACCGCCGGTCTTCAGGCTCTGGCCTACAACCAGTATCAGCCGGGACAGTTTTCCAACTTCTACCGCGCTCCCGGCGCGTATCAACCTACGGCGTTCACCGCGCCTAGCGTTGCGGCCAGGGACTTGTCCACCTTCCAGATGGGGCCTGCTGAGCGTGTGCGCACGCAGTCCTTTGCCCGCCCTGGGTCTGCTGAGTCCTTCATGTCCCCATACATGCAGAATGTGGTGGATATCGAGAAGCGAGAAGCTGCGCGACAGTCCGCAATTGCAGGCCAGCAAGAAGCGGGCAGGTTTGCTCGGGCAGGCGCATTTGGTGGTTCTCGTCAGGCGATTGTTGAAGCCGAACGTGCACGGAATTTGGGCACGCAAATGGGAGACATCCAGTCTCGCGGATTGCAACAGGCTTATCAGCAAGCACAGCAGCAGTTCAACGCTGAGCAGCAGGCGCGTCTCCAAGCACAGTTGGCCAATCAGCAAGCAGGCATTACGGTTGGCGGCCAGAACTTGGGTGCGGCGCTTGGTGTACAGCAACTGGGCGCACAGCAGGGGTTGCAAGCACAACTGGCCAATCAGCAAGCCCAGATGCAAGCACAGCAGCAGGCTGAGCAGTCGCGTCAGTTTGGCTACGGCAACCTGATGCAACAGGCAGGTCTTGGCGCTCAGTACGGTCAAGCCGCTGCGCAGCTTGGCGAGCAGTCACGTCAGTATGGCGCCGGTCTGGGGCTTCAGGGTCTTCAGGCAGCGATGGGTGCCGCCGGTCAACTGGGTCAGTTGGGCCAGAGCCAGTTCGGTCAGAACATGGCGATCAACCAGTTGCAACAGCAATATGGGGGCCTTCAACAGCAACAGGCGCAGAACATCTTGGGCGCTCAGTACCAAGACTTCCTGAACTACCAAAACTACCCGTACAAGCAGTTGGGCTTCATGTCCGACATCCTGCGCGGCGCGCCCCTGTCGCAGACTGGCGCGGCTGTGTATCAGCAGCCGCCTTCTATGCTGGGCCAGCTTGCAGGTGCGGGCATCGCGGCCAAGGGTCTGGGGCTGTTCGCCAAGGGCGGCGCGGTGGAAGACGTCGAATATCGAGACAAGCCCGCCGGTCTGGCTGATCTGGCAATCTACAACATGGGTGTTTGAACATGATCAACATCAACCAACTCACCACCCAACTGCGCATGCTGCCGGATCAAGCCCTGCAGCGTGTGGCGATGATGTACAAGCAAGACCCGTACATCCTGCCGTTGGTTGTGTCTGAGGGCATGGCGCGCAAAAAGATGCGTGCGGCCTCGCAAGCGCAGATGGCGCAGCCCCAGCCCAAGGTAGCGGATCAGGCCGTAGCCTCCCTGGGCTACACGCCCGAAGAAGTTGGTATTGCGCAACTCCAGGCACCCAACATGCAGGGCATGGCTGATGGCGGAATCGCGGGCTACGCCGATGGTGGCGACATGGACTTTGCCAATCGCAGCGAGCCCGTCGTGCGCATGGCCGATGGTGGTGTGGCGCGTTATCAACGCGGCGGGGACGTTAAGTCTCGCTTTGTCGAGCAGTACCGCGACGTGGCAGAGAAGGTAGGCGCTGAGCTTGGCGTTGACGCCGACATCATCCTGTCCCAGTGGGGCCTTGAGTCTGGCTGGGGCACCAAGACGGTTGGACAGTACAACCTGGGCAACATCAAGGACGTGACCGGTAAGGGCAAGAAAGCCTTTGACAAACTGGAGGGCAGCGAAGCCGCCTACAAGAGCTACAAGTCGCCTGAAGATTTTGCTCGTGACTACACGGACTTGGTTAAGCGCAACTTCCCCAAGGCTGTCGGTTCAGGCCGAGATGTTGGCGCGTTTACTGAGGGACTTTCTTCGGGCAGGATCGGCACGTACGCCACTGACCCGGATTACGGCAAAAAGCTGGCCGCTACGCTGACCAATTTGGTTCCCGTCAGTTCAGCCCAGGCTGCGCAGGCGGCTCCTGCACAAGCGGTTTCCGGTGCACAAATCCCTGGCCAAGCGGTTCAGGCACCTCCTGCCGTGCCCGAAGGCTTCTTCAGCCGGGTTGGCTCCGGCCTCGGCATGTCCGAGGAAACCAAGCGCAACATCGGCAACATTCTGATGGCGCCCACGCCTATGGCGGCGGTGACCGCTCCGGGCAAAGGTGTACAAAGCGCGTCGGGGCTTCAACGGCTTTACGAAGGCACGCGTCGATTCTTTGGATCGCCGTCTGCTGCACGCACGCTTACGCCGGAAGAGATTCAGGCTATGCAGGTTGCCGCTGCCGCCGGTAGAAACACCAAAGCCGCAGAGGACGCCGCAGAGGCTGCGCGCATGGCAGGCGCTATGTCTGGTGAAGCGCAAACGGTTTCGCAGGCAGTCATGGCAGAGCGTCTTGCCGAGCAAGCAGCCAAGGCCCCGTCAGCGGCTGAGCGCATTCAACTTCTTCAGCAGGCAGAACGTGCGCGGGAAGCTGCCCGGGCAGCTACTGTGGCGTCGCCGAGGGTTGCTGCGGCGCAAACCGCCAAGAACCTTACCGCTGCTGCGGTTGCGGGCGCTGATGAGAAGAAACCGGCGGGAAGTGCGATGCCCGCATATGACCGCGTTCAAGGTCAAGGCGCATGGCTTGGGGAAGAGTACCCTGCCGCGTTGCCCAAGGACGTCAAGAAAGAAGCAATTGCTACCGCCAAGGAAGAGCTTCCCAAGAAAGACCGCAAGGGGCTTACGAACGACGACTTGGTTGAACTTGGTCTGCGCATGATGGCTGATCCGGGCCGAAGCGGAGAAGGGTTTGCCGGGTTCTTGGGTTCTGCAGGACGTGCTGGTCTTGGTGCCCTGGCCGCACGCAAGGAGCGCGAGAAGGTCGAGCGTGAGGAAGCCAAGGCGCTGTCTGAAGAGAAGTACCGTGCAGCCCTCACGCGTGAAGCCGAAGGCAAGGCTGCGATGTACGAGGAAGGTACCCGGGGCAAGACTGCTGCACTGCAGCAAGCCAACGTGGCGTTTGCCAACTGGGAGAAGGGTCTGTCAGCCCTGCAGAAGCTGGAGATGACCGAGGAACAGCGCAAGGCTAAGTACGACGAAATCCTGCGGCAGACCTTTGCGGCGCTTGGCCTGGAAGCCCCTGCTGGAGTATCATCTCAGCCAGCCGGGGCGTCCGTTGATACAACCGGTTTCAGAGTTCTGGGGGTACGTAACCCCTAAAAATTAGGAAGCGCAGCAATGCCCATTTACAGCGTACAAGGCCCGGACGGGAGAATTTACGATGTGGAGGGGCCAGCAGGCGCTTCCGAAGAACAGATCATTGCTGTAGTCAAGCAGCAGATCGCGCAGCAGCCTAAGCCCTCAGAAGGTGTTCTTGCCGCTGTCGGCAAGGGTGCAGAATCTGCACTGAGCGCCCTGCGCGCAGGTGTCAAAGGCGTCGTCGCCCCCGAGGAGGCGGCAAGAGAAGCGCGTCTTCGGGAAGAAGACATTCAGCGCCGTTACGCTGAGCAAGTCAGCCTTGACCGGGTCAAGAAAGCCTACCAAGAGCGCGGGCTGCTGCCCGCTGCCGGAGAGGTCATTAGCCAAGTGCCCTACGCCTTGGCTGAGCAGGCTCCCAATATTGCTACCACGCTTGCAGGCGCGCGCCTTGGCGCTATGGCCGGTGCTGCTTTTGGCCCCGTGGGCGGTGTTGTCGGCGGTCTTGCCGGTGCTGTTGCGCCATCGTTCTTCCAACAGGCTGGAGGCAACATTCAGCGCCAAGCCGCTGAGGGCCAACCCATCAGTCGTGCTGCTGCCTATGGTGCAGCCGCTCCGCAAGCCGCCCTGGACGTCGCTGCTACTTTTGTTCCGCTAGGCCGCACCCTGGCCGGTAAGGCGCTTGGCCCTGGTGTTGCCAAGATGCTGGAGAAAGGCGCCGAAGAAGGCGCTGAGAAGCTCGCCAAGGAGACGCTGCTCAAGACGTTGGCCAAGGGCACGGCGGTTGGCGCGATGGCGGAGATCCCCACTGAAGTCACGCAACAGATGCTGGAGCGTGTGCAGGCAGGCCTGCCGCTGCTCAGTGAGGACGCGCTCAAGGAGTATGGTGAGACGGCGTACCAGACCAGTCTGCTTGCACCTATCGGTGCTGCCGGTCGTGTGGCCGAGCGTGGTGCAGCCCGCGAGCGGGTCGAGGTCAGGGAAGAACTTGAGCGTGGCAAGGCGCTGAAAGAGCAGCGCGAGCAGGAGCGTCTGGCCGAAGAAAAGGCTGCGGCGGAGAAACAGACGCCTGAGTACGCGCTCAACTTCATGCAGCAGCACGACGCGCTGCAGAAAGAGTACAACGACCTTGGCGAACTGCTCAAGCAGAAGCTGCCTCCCGGCGCTTCGTTTGCTGAGAAGCAGACCTATGAGGCCCAGAAGAAGCGCCGCAACGAACTGGCGACGCAACTGAAGGAACAGGCGCCCGAGTACAACCGAGTTAAGTCGCTTGTGCCCCCGGCACCGCCGAAGCCGCCTGAACTGACCGACGAACAAAAGCGTATTGCTGCGCTCAGCCCTCTGGAATACCAGATGGAGCAGGCCGGTGTTGACCTTACGTCCCCCCTCGCACAACAGCGGGTGTTTACGGGCGAAGAAGACTTCGGGCTACCCCCCTCACCGGCATTGACGTACGCACAGTCGCGCATCAATCTTGCAAACGAACAGGCGTACGTAGACTCAAGAGAAGCCAATGAGCGCCCTGCGTTCTATGTGGCCTACCTGATGCAAGACCCGGCTATGGCAAAGGCGCTTGTAGAAGCGAACGAGCCAATCCCCGGTCTTAAGAAGCGTGAGAGCAACGCAATTCTTGGTGGGTTGAAGCTGCAACTCGACGCACTTGAAGAGCAGAAGAAGGCTGACGAGGCAGAACGACAAGAGAAAGCGGCGGCGCGCACTGCACAACAAGAGCAGGCACGCAAAGCGTTTGAAGCCAGTACTGCCCCGCAGCAAGACGTTGCGGGCTTCCAGCGCAGCATGGGCGATGTTGTCCCCCGCCCTGAGTTTGCGCTGCCCAAGGAAGCTGAAAACCTCATCGATAGGATGATGGCAGCGACGGAGCCTGCGCAGCAGAACCGCGTGATGGCCAGTCTGACGCAACAGCTTTCAATGGCTCCGGCCACCATGCGCTACGACCGCGCGACGGCACTCCTGCGCGATGTGCAGGAGAAGGCCAAGACTGCCGAAGGCGACGAGAAGGTTCGCCTTGAGCGCCGCGCTACTCAACTTGAGCGTGCACAGAACGCGCTTGGCAAAGAGGTCAACCGCAGGCTGTTCGACATCACCACCGATCTCGGGGAGCAGGGACTTGTCCCGCGCAACGTCCTCAAGCCCACGGGCGAAGCCCGCCGCGCCAAGGGTGAGTTCCGTTTGTTTGGCGAGGCTGAGCCTGCTGCGCGTGAAGTCACCCGCGAGGAACTGCAAGAGCGCCTTACCCGGGCGATGGCCAGTAACCGCCTGTCTGACGAGGCATACGAGTTCCTGAGCCGGATGGAGCGTTCGCTCCCTGAGAAAGACCGTGAGGTTGCAGAACTAGAGCAGGTTCCCGGCGCGTTCAAACCGGGCGTTACATACACGACTGGTGCCACTACGCCAGGATATGTAATTACCAAAAGTGGGAAAGAAGCAAAAATTTCCTACCCTGCGCGCTTGGAAGACGGCAGCGAAGTTACGGTAGAAGTCTTTCGCCCTGTTGATGAGCAGAGAAACATTAAGCCTGATGTGGCTGATGTGCGTTTGCGGCAAGGCAAAAACATCCCCCTGGCAAGTTTTGGCAAGCAAGGAAAACAAACCGACGAGCAGATTCTCAAAATGCTCGTGGATACTGAGCAGGTTGCGAAGGTAGACCGCCCGAAGAAGATATCGCCTGAAGGTACAGGCGCTGCACCTGCCCGTAGTTTGTATAGCCTCCTTGATGAGCAGCTTCGTCGCATCGAAAGCGGCGAAGAGGGCATGGCACGTCCAGGCGCGGGTCGCAAGACTACGCTGCAGGCATTTCCCGCTGAGGGCCGCGCGGACGTGGCCGCTACTGAAAGTGCCACGGCAGAAGACATCATCAAGCAGGCGCTGTATCAGCAGAAGGTCAACGCAGGCATGAAGCCCGAGCAGGCGCGTGCTGAGTCTTTTGCTGACTTTGAAGAAGGCCGAGTGCCCGAGAACTTGCGCAAAATGGCGCAAGCCAAGGCGGCAGTAACAAAGCGCCCCGCACGTGACTTTACGCCCACTCGCGTTGAGGGCGATCAACTTGTTCCCGGCACTCTTCGCGGCCCCAGCACCAAGGCGCTGCCGCTGTCTCTTCAGGCTGAGCTTGAGCCGTTTGTGGAGCAGGCTGAACGTGTACGCGAAGGCGAAATGGGGCAGACGAGCCTGTTCCCCGAAGAGCAGGCAAAGCTCGTTACCGAGCGCGCTACCCCTGGTCGGTTCCAGCGATTCCTCGACAGCGCAGAGGCTGATCGTCTGCGCAAACAGTTTGAACCCGACGCTAAGAAGCTGGAGCGGGCGCGCAAGCAGCTTGACGAACTGAACGAGAAGATCGCCAAGCTCAACGCGGTCATTGCCGATATTGAAGCCGTGCGGGCAGAGATGCTGCCTGCCACGCAGATTCGGGCGCTCAAGAAAGAATTGAGTGCGCTTGAGTCCCTTGAGATTCCTGAGACGGCTACAGTTTCAGGAACGACGGGTATTACCGACCGCATCGCTGCAATCCGCGAGTACTTGAAAGTTGCCGAGGAGCAGCAGGCAAAACTGCGTGCAGCCGAGAAACAGTTTGGCAGCGCCGGGCTTGACCCCGATTCGCTGCGCAGAGAACTGGCTAACGTGCAGGAAAACTTTGGCAGCGTGCTGACCGCAGTGGCGCGCCAGGGTGAACTGGGTGCCGCGCTTGTTGAACTCAAGATTCCGCGCAACCAAGCGTCGGACTTCATCGACAAGTTCAACATTTCTGACAAAGACAAGTCGCTGCTCAAGGAGCAGCTTGTTGCGGAAGAGGGCAAGACCGCTGTCGGCAAACACATCAACGCGCTGACCCAACAGTTCGACGCAATTGGTGCGGCACTGGCGCGTGTTGACGCAATAGCGCGTTTGACTAACGCCGAACTCAAAGCCTACCAATACGAGAGCCAGGAAGCGGTGGATCGCGCTGCGCTTGCCGCAGCCAAGAAAGAACTGCGTTCTGCCCAAGCGGCGGCATCCAAGCTGACCAAAGAGATTGGCGCCATCGAGGGGCGTACAGCCGCGCAAGAGGCGGCGGCGCGCCGCGCAGCAAACGCCGCCGACAGAGCCAAAGCCGATCTCAAGCGCACCGAAGGTTACCTTGCGCAGCAAGCTGCGCTTGAGCGTCAGCAGAAAGCGCCCGAAGGCGTTGATCGGTTTGGTCAGCCCCTGCGATCAATGGCGTACGACCCCATTACCGACGCACAGCGCGCGGCACGGGAAGACGACACGCCTACCATCCTGGCCGACGAGATGCGGCAGGTGCGGGGCAATCCTCAGCAAGTGCTCAAGGGCTATCGCGCCTACATCACCACGATCACCAAGGCTTTGAAGGAAGCCTACGACAAGGCTCGTGCGCAGACCGTTGAAGGGGTGAAGGAGCGAGCGCCCTACGAAGCTGCGTTGCGTGCATACAGTGCAGCTAAGACATCACAGGCCCGCGCCAACTTGATGCCTATTGTTAATGCGCTTGAGAAGGCATACAACGACGCGGTCACCAACGCGCTCAACGCCCGGGTAATGCCCAAGGGTCTGGTTGGTTACCAAGCAGCACTGTCTGAGATGTTGCGTCGTGAGGCGTGGCTGAAGGGGCTGATTGATCGTGGCGAAGTAGAAGTCGCTGAGCCGCCCAAGCCGCGCAAGCGCAAGACCGAAGCCGAACTTAAGGAGATTCAGGACGTCCTGAATCAGAAAGAACTTGCCGAGGCTGCGGCACGTGAAGGCGCACCCAAGCTGGATATCACCGCCACAACTAAGTCGGAGATTGAGAAGGAGCGCAAGCCCAAGGGCACGCGCTACAGCAGCAAGGGTGTTGGGCAAGAGACAGCCATCACGGCAGAGGCCGCTCGGATCAAGAGAGAAAAGCAGGCGCTGCTGAAGGAGACGCCGACTGCTGAAGAGAAGGCGCGTCTTGCCGAACTGACCATTGTTGAACAGGCCCGCGACAAGCAGGAGCGCAAGGAGCCGCTGACTGAACTGGAGCAGATGCTGCTGACGGATTACCGTCGCAGCCGCAAGCCCACCAAAGAAAGCGAAGTCGAGCGTCAGCGCCGCGAAGAAGAGGGCGAAGAAGAACTCACTAGTGAAGAACTGGCAGAGAAGGCGCTTGAGCAGGAGCGCGCTGAGTTTGACGCTGAAGAAGTTGCGGACACCGGCATTTTGAAAACCGGAACCGAAGACCTCGACGCACTGTTTGATAAGCCCGAAACGCTGCAGCAACTGGCTGCGACTGCGTCGCAAGGGCCTGCGTTGAAAGAAGAAGTTGATAGTGAGAAGAGCGCAGCGGTTGTCATGAGCAACATCGCTGAGTCCACCACTAACGACCTCACCCGCGCAGTGGCAGACCGCCTGAAGCTGCTCCTGGGCAACACCCGCGTTGAGATTGTCAATGATCTGCGTGACCCGGACGGGCAGGCAGCATACGGTCAGGCTGCGGCTGACGGTTCCTTTATCCGCCTGGATGCCAAGTACGGTTTGAACGAGCGCACGGCTGTCCACGAAGGTGTGCACGCCGCTACCGAGCGCGTCATTCAAATGCCCGAGGATCAGCTTACGGATGATCAGCGCCGTGCCAAGCGGGAACTGGAAGAACTTTTTGAGGCGTATAAGAAGTTAAAGGGTGCGACAAACGAGAACGCCAAAACATCTTTGAGTGAGTTTGCGTCTGAGGCGCTGTCCGACGACGTGATGCAGGCAGAGATGCGGCAGCAGAAGTGGACGCTGCGCCACATGTGGGACTCGTTCAAGAGCGCGCTCTTGCGGATGCTTGGCATCAAGACGCCGGAGAACATGCTCGAAGCCACGTTGGCTGCGGTCGATAACCTGATGACGAAGGTGCCGCGTCCGACCCAGGCTGACAACGCGCTGTTGGCCCCGAAGGTACTCAATCAGCCGCGCAATCTGAACCCGGCCCTGGCCGAGGCGGATGCGTTTGGGCGCAGCATCGTTGCGGGCAACCAATCTTGGTGGCAACCCATCCGCGCCAAGTCCAGCGGTCTGGCGATGGAGACGGGTCTGGTAGATCGTTTTGCCGGGTTCGAGCGCCTGTCCAAGTACATGGATAAGCTCAAGGGCACGCAGATGATGTACTACCTGCGCATGTACGACCAGCGCATGAACTTCACGGCGCAGTCTGTGGCCAACGGCGCACTGGACGTCCGCGAAGTCCAGCGTAGGGACGGTGAGCGCGAGTTCATTGTTGAGAGCCAGACCGGCCCAAGCCTGCGGCAAGTGGCCGTTACGCTCAAGGGCGCAGCACGCCTTGTCGGCGATGTCGATGCTACGAGCCGTCTGTTCACCCTGTATCTGGCCGCAAAGCGCGCTGAGCGTGTGGGCTTCGACAAGCTCAATCTGCGCGACCCCAAGATCACTGAGCAGAAGCTGCGGGATACCGTGGCCCAGGTTAGGTCTGTCGAGGGGCTGCAGGACATTTTCGACAACGCTCGGGACATCTACAACCAGTACAACGAGAACCTCGTGCGCTTCGCCCAGAAGGCAGGCGTGCTGAGCAAGAAAGACGCAGACGCACTGCTCGCATCCAAGGACTACATTCCCTGGTACCGCGAGCGCAACGGCGTTGCTGAACTGGCGCTCGGTGGGCTGACTCCGATCAAGCTGGGCAATGTCAAGGACATGCCGCACCTGCAGGAGTTGGTGGGCGGCGATAAGCCGATCCTCGACTTCATGATCAGTTCGGTGCAGAACACCAATATGATGGTGGACTTGGCGCTGCGCAATCTGGCCACCCGCAACGCGATGTTCGAGTTGCTTGATCTGGGCATGGCCAAGATCACAGCCAAGCCTGTTGACGGCCCGGAGGTTGTGCGGTTCAAGCACAACGGCGAAGACCGCTACGCGGTTCTTGAAACCGATACTGTCGAAGTCGGCGGTAAGAAGGTCAACACGGGCGTCAACGCGGACATCCTGGTCAAGGGCATGGAGGGCATCCCGCTCCAGACCACCGGCATCATGCGTGCGCTTACGGTTCCGACGCAGTTGCTGCGCCGCGCTGTGACACTGAACCCGCTGTACATGGTGCGTCAGTTGATGCGTGACTCACTGGCCGCTTCGATTGCGTCTGGTGCCGATTTCCCGCCCGTGCTGGGTGCGCTCCGTGAGATCGAGAGTTCTGCCAAGGGCACGCTTGAGCGGCGCGGCATCACCGGTGGGCAGATGTTCACGGGTACGCAGGAAGACCTCAGCAAGATCATGCGTGATCTTGTCGGGGGCCGGTCAGCCATTACCAAGACCCTCGGCGCGCTGGAGTGGGCGGGTATGGAAGCCGACGCTTTGACTCGCCGCGCTCAGTACAACAGCTACATCAAGCAGGGCATGTCCGAGATGGAGGCCACGATGCTCTCGTTGGAGTCGATGAACTTCAACAAGCGCGGTGCGTCGCCCAGTGCCCACATGGCGAACTCCTTGTACCCGTTCTTCAACGCGCAGGTGCAAGGTCTGAACGTGCTGTACCGGGCAATGTTTGGCCAGATTACGGCAGGCGAGCGTGCTCGGATCAAGGCCAAGCTCATCACGCGCGGCGCCATGCTGATGGCGGCTACCCTGGCCTACGCCCACGCGATGCAGGACGACGAGGCGTACAAGAACGCGCTGCCTGCTGAGAAGTACGGCAACTGGTTCATCCGCCTTCCTGGCGTGTCGGAGCCTCTGCGCATTCCTATCCCGTTTGAAATCGGCTACATCTTCAAGGCGTTGCCCGAGGCGATCTACAACAGCATCGTCAACGAGCGCGGGGGTGAGGAAGCCAAGGAAGCGTTGCTCGGCATTTTGCGCAACACCATCCCTGGCGGCTCTGCTTACTTCATCCCGCAAGCCATGAAGCCTGCCATCGAGGTGATGACCAACTACTCGATGTTTACCGAGCGCCCGCTGCTGTCGGCCAAGGAGCAGGCACTGCTGCCGGAGTATCAGTACCGCGAGAAGACGACCGAACTGGCCAAGCTCTTCGGTGGTGCGGCGGGCGTCAGCCCCATCAAACTGGAGGCGCTCATCAGCGGCTACTTCAGCACGATGGGTATGGCGCTGCTGCAGGCGGCAAGCCTGCCGATCCCCACAAAGGACACGCCGGAGAAGGCCACCAAGCGCCTGTCCGACATGCCGGTGGTTGGCAGCGCCTTCCAGCCCAACGATGCCCGGTGGGTCATCAACAGCACCTACGACGCCCTGGACGACTCCCGCAAGGTTCAGTCGTCGTTCAACGAGTTGGTCAACCGGGGCGACAAGGCTGAGGCCCGTGCGCTGCTCGACGCCCGTGCCAACGAGTACGCCCGGGCTGAACTGGCGGGCTACTACCGGCAGGAGATGGGCGAGTTGACCAAGGTCGAAGGCGCCATCCGGGCATCAAGCAAGACGCCAGACGAGAAGCGCGCGCTGTTGGATCGGATTCAGCAGGTGAAGATCAAGCTGTCGTCTATGGTGCGGGATGCTTCGGACGCCGCGAAGTTGAGGGAGATGTGACGTGCTTGGTGTGCCGGTAAAACAGCACACCCTGCATGCCCTGGTGGATAGCGTACATAGCGTGCGCGTCCACCACCCGCTGCCTGACAGCGTCCACTAGCCCCGCCTCACGCGTGGCGTCGAGGTCTAGGGCAGGGATGAAGAACCCCTGCCCCTTCTCAAGCGTCGTCCACGGCAGCTTCACGCTCAACCCTGCGCCTGATGCACATGGCTCGGATGCGCATCTGTGGCCCCCTGGTGCGGGCCATCATGTCCTTGCGCATGTACGACACAGTGTAGCCATCGATCTGCTCTAGTTGCTTCTTGAAGTCCTCGTAACCGAACGACATCGCCACGCAGTGTGAGCGGATGACCTGCTCCTCGATGAAGTAGTCCACGTACCCGGCTACCTCGATCTCGTGCTCCACGCGCCCCAAGACCTTGTTGCGCGTTATCGTCTGGTCGATGATCTCCCCGCTGCCCAGTGCAGCCAACACCTTGCCGTCGCTCTTCTTGATCACGACGAACTGGCCGTAGCTGTCACGGGTGAAAGCGTTGAGCACATCCTCTGCCGTGCGCACGCCGTTGCGCACCACGCGGCGGGCCTTGTCTACCATGCGCTTGAGACTCTTGATGATCTCCGCGACAGGCAGGTCGATGATGCCTGCGTACTTGGACGAGACGAGGATGGCGCTGGCAATCATTGCGCCGCAGCCACCAGCCCAGAAACGCTCATCACCAGTCATCTGCCAATCGCGCTTGATCATGGCGATGGTTTCCCGGGTCACGCGCTCAGCCGTCTCTTGGTTCTGCACAAGCCAACGCACGTAGGCTTCACCAGCCACACCGTAGTTCTCCTGCAGGACGCGGATGGTCTGCTCTTCCTCGGGCGTCCAGTTCAGCTTCTCCTCGGGCGTCCACTCCAGCATCCGCAGCAACTCGCCTTGAGAAGTGTGCGCTCGCACACCGGCCATGTAGTCCTGCATGTGGGTGTTGGACGTGAAGAGCGCCAGGGTTGCCCACGACACGAGGTTGATGCGCTCGCGGTTGTGGTGAACCTCTGACTTCTCCTTGCCCTGGCCCTCGGACAGGTCGAACACCATGCCCGGGAACCACTCCATGTCGTGACGCGACTTGTGCGTGATTTCGTCCGATGTGAAGGGGAGTGAGTTAAGATTGCCAATCCGCTGCTGCATCGTAACGGGGGAGGTGCTTTTGCCTGTGCGATATCGCACCGGGTGACCCCACACCGAATTGAGCAGCGACAGCGCCAAGGATTTACCCGTACCCGACTGGGTTGAGCCTGCATGGAACGTCAGGCAGGGCATCTGGGTAAAGCGCATGAGCGGTGCGCCGAAGGAGATGCACGAGATCGCCAACAGGTCGTACAACTCCCGCTTGATCAGCATCTGAGGGAAGCGCCGCCATTTCTCCAGGTTACCCGCCGAGCGCGTGATGCGGGTGATGTTCTGCAGGTCGGGCATGGGCACCGTGCGGGTGGTGCCGTCTGGCAGGTAAATCTTGCCGCTGTAGACGAAGGTGCCGTCCTCTTGCCATCCGTACTGGCCGGGAATCTTGACGGTCTTCTTGTTGACGCTGGCCTCCTCGACGCAGGCCCGGACGTACTCGAACAGGTTCTTGTCGTTGCCTGACCCGTACGAGGCCATGATGTTCTGCGCAGCCAGGGCCTTGATCAACTCGTCCTTGCTGACCGACGCTTTCTGTGGGAACAGGACATCCGCAGGCTTGCCTGGGCGGTGCGCGATCATGTGGACGGTGTGCTCGTTCTCCTTGTTCAGGATGTCCACCACGAACATGTCGTAGGGCAGGATCATGACCTGCTGCTTGCGCTTGTTCCCGTCCGCGTCCTCGACCATCTTCTCCACGTACACGCCGCCGTTGACCCCGTAGGCGTATCCCCTGGGGGGCGTAGGTCGTACCACCTTGATGGTGGGCGCATCGGGATCGTCCGGGTCAGCCGGGGTGATCTCCAGTTCCTTCTCCGACGTGTCGGCCATGACCTCCCGGCCCAGGGCCAGGGGGTTGGTGATCTTGCCGAAGTGCTTGCAGTTCTGGCAAACGCCTGGGTTCTCGCTATCGAACTTGATGCAGGGATAGGGGCCTTTAATATCCCGCAGCTTGGCGTGCATCCGGTCTTCGTCGTACGGGTGCAGTTGGCTGAGCATGATCGCCGCCTTGTCCCCGTCCGCGCAGTACTTGGCCTGACTTAGCAGCCCGCGCCACAGCGGCTCCATGCCGTCGTCCTCGGCGTTCTCCACGTAGTGGGCCAACTGCGCGCAGCCGTCCCCGCTACTGGTGCGCTTCATGATCGTGCCGAAACGCACGACGCTGTTGGCCAGCATCTGCACGCCCGTCTTGGTGGCGTTGATCGGGCGCTTGCCGGGAAGCTCAAGCAGGGGTGCGGGGGTAGGCACGGCTGTGCCCAACAGGCTGCTGAGCTTGGCGAAGAACTCGTCAGCATCGAGGACAGCCGCGCCTTGCGACAGGACTTCCACCGGCCTGGGCTCGCCGTATTTCTTCTTGAAGTTCTTGGTGCCAGGGATGCGCAGCACCCGGGCGGCGTCCGCCGTGACCGTGTTGTCGATGGCCAGTTCGCGCTGCTTGCACAGGCGCTTGAACGCCTCCGCGATGGGCTTCCACTGGGCCACAGTCAGGGGCTTGTCGAACGGCCAGTAGCAGTGCAGCCCGCCGCCAGAGGCGACGATCCACGGGTTGCCATAGGCGTCCAGCCCTGTGTCAGCAAGAAAATTATCTAGCGCCTTTTGTGCCGCTTCGCGGCTCTCGTACCCGTCCATGTCGATGAACAGGGACTTGATGTACTCGGCGTTGTCGGCGGTGCGCTTACCCCGATCCGCAAACGTAGCAAGCGCGAAATACACATCCTGCTGCCCCTCAAGCCAGCTTCGTGCGTGTGTGGGTATCTCAGCCAAGTCTTCGGTGAAGACGTGCTGTTTCTTGGGTGAGGAGAGTTCTGCCGCACAGTAATACCCGTGACCCGGAGACGGCAAAACCGCCGCTAAGAAATCTAGCGGTTCCATGAATGTCCCGAGTTATTCGTTGAAGGGCAGCGGCAGTTGGTTGGGGTTGGTACGCGCCCGTTCGTGCTCTTTGTCTCGCCCGCCGTTGTCCACACGGTAGGCCAGTTCCACAATGGCTTCAGACGGCAACACGCCCGCCTTGTCGATGATGGATTGAATCTGCCGAGCGAACTCGTCGTCGCTCAGGCTTTGATACTGAATTCCTGACATGCTTTGCTCCATGCTTGTTCGTTATCGTTGGACTTCATCAGAATCTCCAGCAGTTGCTCAACGGCAGGCCGATAAGGCGCGAGCACGGTGTTCTTGCCAGTGATCCAGTTGTATACAGTCTGACGCGATGCGCCCGTAACCTGGGCGATGCGGATGACCGAGAAGTCCAAATGTACGGCCCAACGCCCGAGTTGACTCCCGAGCGTTTTGGGTGATGCCTTTACGGCCTTAACAGTCTTGACTGAATAGGACATGGTGGAAGGGGGCCGAAGCCCCCGGTTGATTACTCATCGTCCCACTGAGCCGCGAGCTTAGCCAGATTTGGCTTGCCTGCGGTTGCGGGTTCTTCCGACTTGCTCTTGCGCTTGGTCGGCGGGGCGTTCTCTTCCTCCTCGGCTGCAGGCTCTTCAGCCTTGGGTGCAGCCTTGGCCTTGGGCTTGGTGCCCTCCAGGGCCAGGGGAGCCGCGACCTTGTCCGTCTTTGCTACCGTCATGGTAACGGCGCGCTTGGCGTCTTCGGTCTGGCCCTGGCGCACGGAGCTTTCGTACTCCTCCTCGGTCAGCCAACGCATCGGCTTGAAGAAGAGCTTGGGCGCCTCGGCCTTGGTGTCGAACTGCATGCGGGTGACCAACGTCTCGGGGCTCACGCCTTGGGCGGCGAGGTAGCGAGCGTAGGCTTGCAGCGGGCGCTTGTCGCCTTCCTCCTTGCCGAAGATCGACGTGGCGGGCAGTTGAAGCTGCATCACATCGCCGTCAATATCATTAGCAAGAACAACAGCGAGGCGCTGACTAAACCGGCAGGCACGAGACTCGCCCATACCGGAGCCCTTGACGTTCTGGGGGCAGGTCGCGCAGCGATCCGACTGCTTGTTCGCAGACTCGGGGCTAGGCGTCTCGCCATCCGCAGACCAGCAGTCCGGGCCAGAGAGCGTCTCACCGTCGTACGCCTTGGCGTAGAAGGTACGACCGATCTTGGGGGCAGCGTTGACGACAACCACGTCCAGATAGCGTTCATCAATTGCAGCGACCTCCTTGCCACCTACGAGTAGACGGAAGACGCCGCCTTTGATCGACACCCGCTTGCCGCCGCCACCACCAACGCCACCTGCGAGGGACTTGGCGAGGTCGGACAGTTCGCCTTTCTTGGCGAAGGCGGGAACATTTGAACCAGAAAAAAGAGCGATGTTGCTCATAGTGCTTTCTCCTTAACGAGGCTTGGTAACAGCGATATCGAACTCGGCAGTGTTGCTGAGTCCAGGGGGATGCAGGCTGGGGTTCTCTTCCAAGAACGTCTGCATGTTGGTTTGCGCGATGCGCTTCTCAAGCAGATCGACAGCGTCGTGCTCGATCACAAACTTCTTGAAGCTGTCCCAGTCCTGGGTGTAGTACCGGGTCTTCTCCTTGAGCGTGATCGTGCCGAAGTCGGTGCGAACAGACTTGGTACCGAGCGCCATCATCTGATCCTTCATGGCGTTCTTCACCTCTTGCTGCTGCTCCTTGATGTTCTCGATCTGCTTGTCGAGGTCTTGGATAGCCGTGCGCATCTTGGTGTACATGCGCACGAGCTTGTCCATCGGGATGGTTTCTTCGGTCATTGCTTTCTCCTTATCTTTGTGTCTAAGAGTATACAGTGTCCAGAGTCGATTACAACCCCCTTTCTTGAATTTCGCTGTTGAACAGGTCAACGAGCAGTGCGTTGTCGTCCACCTTGGCGGTGAGCGCCTTGAACATCTTCTTCTCCACGGGCGAGCCCTCGATGTGGATGACGGTCACCTTGTCGGCGTTCTGTCCCTTGCGGTCAGCCCGTGCGATGCACTGGGTGTACTGCTCCACGCTCATGAGCGGCCCGTAAAAAATAACCGTGTCGGCAGCGGTCAGCGTGATGCCGTGCGCTGTAGCCGCAGGTTGCATGACGAGCACCCTCGGGTTGGGCTGCGTCTGGAAACGCTTGATGATGTCGCCGCGCTTGGTGGCTGTCACGCCGCCGTGAATCTGTTCGTTGGCGATCCCGTTTTTGTTGAGGTACTCGCTGATGGCGTCGATGGCGGAGCGGAACAGGGCGAAGATGATCACCTTCCTGTCCGTTTGTTCGAGTGCTTCCATCAGGACGTTCAGGCGCGGGGTAGCGTCGAACTCAACCACCTCCTTGTTGTCGGTGTAGGCCACGCCTGCTGAGATTTGCAGGAGTTTATTTAACGCAGCGGCAGCGTTGACTGCCGTGATCGTCTCGCCTGCGGCCATGACCAGCATCTGGGTCTTGAGCAGGTTGTAGTACTTGGCCTGCTGCGGCGTGAGCGGCACCTCGCGGGTCATCGTCACCACGGGCGGCAGGTCAAGGCACTGCGCCTTGCTGTAGCGGATGGCAGGCTGCAGCGCCTCGAACACCTTGTCGGCAGCGTCGAGCTTGGGCGCCCACTTGAACATCGTGATCTTGTTCATCACGGCATCGCGCCAAGCGGTGTAGAACTTGGGCACCCCGTTGGGGTTGACCAGCTTGGCCAGACCGTAGGCGTCCACAGGACTCTGCGAAGCAGGCGTGCCGGTCATCATCCACAGGTAGGTGTCGGGCTTGATGATGGAGTTCAGCGCCTTCCACCGCTTGGTCTGCGGGTTTTTGTAGGCGTTGGCCTCATCAACAATAACTAAATCAAAACGCCCATCAGCGCGAACTTCGTTCGCAATCAGGCTCAGGCCCTCGTAGTTGATGATGACGAACTCGTAGTTCTCTTGGATCAGTTCAATCCGCCGTGCGGCCTGGGCATGGTGCGCCACCACCGCGCTGCGGTGGATGACGCTGTTACCCAAGTCCTGCATCCAGGCGCTGTGCATGATCGACAGCGGACACAAAATCAAAACCCTCCTAACGTCGCCACGCTTCATCAGGTAGTCAGCCGCCCACAGGGCAGACAGCGTCTTGCCCGTACCGGGATCGTTGAAGACGAACGCACGGCGGTGCAGCGTGAGGAAGGAGGCAGTCTCCTTCTGGTGGGACATCGGCGTGTAGCGCCCGGGCCACTCGTAGCGCCCGTAGATGGGAGACGGTACGTTCTTCACCCCCAGGTTGCGCAGCACACGCGCTTCATCCAGGCCCCAGTACACGGCTACGTCGTAGCCGCCACCTTCACGGGGCAGCGCCTTGCTCTTGGGGATGAGGGAATACTTATCCGGGTTGCGCGTCTTGAAGACGAGCAACCGGTTCTCAACGACTTCCATGCTTTCTCCTGTTGTTACTTGTCCCCGCGATTGGCCTTGACGCTGCGCATGCGCAGGTTGGTCTTCGCGGAGGTGCCGCCCTTGCTGAGCGGTCTGATGTGATCTACGTCCTTGCCGTCACCCTTCTTGGCTGCACCCGTCTTCTCCATCACGCGCCGCGCCTTGACGCGCTCGGCTCGGTTGGCGATCTGTTCGGGCTTGCCGTGGTACTCGGCGTATTCCTTCTTGTAGTCACGCGTGGCCATGCTTGGCTCCTAGTGCTTGGGGTTGAACGTGCAGGTGGCCACGGGGCACCATCCGCACAGAGGGGACTGTGATGGGTTCCACACGTCCGTGGCGTGCGCTGCTTCGAGCTTGGCCACACGCTCACGGTAGCGCCACCATGCTTCCTCGGCCTCACCGCGCAGCATGGCGTGGGTGGTCATCGACTCCTTGACCAGGAAGAAAAGCGCCGACTTCACTTGCCTGATGTGGGGGAAGTGCGTGAACACCATGAGGGACATGAGGATCAGTTGATCCCGGTCGGGGTACTTGTTGTTGCCCGTCTTCCAGTCAACCACCTTGGCCGACAGGTTGTCGTCGTCAATGATCAGCAGGTCGGCGATGCCGCGTACCCAACGGTTGGGATCGTTGAAGCCGCAAGGCTGCAGGTCACGCGTGACACCCATCTCGTGCTCGAACAACTTCCTCCCCGGCTTGTTCAACACCGCGTCCACCACCGGCTTGAACTGCGCGTACTTCTCGGGAATGGGCGTGCCGTCCTTGCCGTAGTCCTCGATGGCCTTGTGCACATCCTTGCCGTAGATGGTGTGCGTCGTCTCTTGGAACGGGTAGTTCTTGAGAACCTTGACCTCGTGGTAGCGCCGAGCGCAACCCTCGAAGTCCTTCAGGCCGCTGTGGCTCCACGTGATGTTTGTTTCGCTCATTTGAATTTGGCTGACTTGATGGCCTTGGCAAGGCGCCCTGAGAACTCGGTGACGAAGTGCTCGTTGTCGTGCAGGCGGTGACCCATGTCGTAGAGGATGGCGTGTGTGACCTCGTGCCAGAAGGTGTCGTCGATCTCAGCGTCCGTGAACTTGCGCCCTGTGAGGTTGCTGCTGGCGCCGATCTCGATGCGACCCAGGTCGTAGTAGGTGCGGCCCATCGTCGCCTTGCGGCGCATGGACTCGACTACGTCAACGGAATACATTTGCTTACCTACGCGGATGCGGACGGGGATGTTTGGCATGCTTTCTCCTTTGTTTAGTCTTTGGTCATTCCATACCGCTTGTGAACACCGACCCCCGCATCAAGCGGGATGCCCGGTAAATATGGCGGCTCCATAGTCATCTGCGCCAAGACCCAAGTCTTAGCGTAATCTTCGTCTCCTTCCGGTATCACGGCGATCAATTCGTCATGCACCGTGCCTACCAAAGGGTACTTCTTCGCAACCCTTAGCATCCCGTCTGTCATGACGCAGCGCGCCGTGCCTTGAACAATGTTGTTGGTGATCTTCCCGGCGTACAGCTTGATGCGCTTCTTGCCGTCAGCGTACGACCACTGGGATCGACCACCCTCGTCCTTGTCCTGGCGGAGATCAGGATACCGCATCGCCATGCCACTTGGCAAGACGATTTGTTCCTTGCGGAACGTGATGCACTTGTGCTTGTATTCCTTGCCCCGGTACAGGCTGTACTCGATCAGTTCCTGGCACAGGTTCCAGAACTCCACCACGGGCTGCGAGGCGGCGCGGTACTTGTCGATAATGGCCTTGGCCGCTAGGCAGTGGATGGCCAACTCCAGGGTAGAGCAGGTGTGCGGGATGGCCTCCAGCTTCTTGAGGTTCTCGTCCCACTCTAGGAAGCGCCTGACATCCTCGCCCGTGACGCCCAGAACCTTGGCGTCCTCCTTGGTGTAGCGCAGCGGCTTGGCGCCCAGGAACCCCACCAGAAGCTGCGCGGCGAACGACGCCCAGCCCAACTGATAGCCCGCCCCGATCAGCGCGCTCTTGGCTGCTTGCCGCTCCACGGGGTGCGTGTCCTTGGTCAGGCCCGGGATGCCGAACATCTGTGCGCCGAACTGGGCGTAGGCATCACTCCCTGATCTAAAAATATCCAACAGCGCGTCGTTGTCCGACAGCACGCCGAGCACACGTGGCTCGATCTGCGCCAAGTCCCCTGCAACTAAAAGACTACCCTGCGGGGCCATGATGGCGTTGCGCAGGAAGCTGCCACGCTTGAGGTTCTGCATGTTGATGGCCGACCCCTTGCTCGCCGTCCACCGCCCGGTGCCTGCGCCGAAGTAACTCAGCGGGACCGGCAACCGGCCACGGTGCGCGATGTCGAGGAAGCGTTGTGCACGCGTGCGCTCACTGGTGGACTTGACCTTCAGCCTTGCTTGGCACAGCAGCATCACGTCTTCGTTGTCGCTGTTGAGCAGCGCCTGAAAGAGGGCGTCATTTTTCGCAAGCGCGTACGTTTCAAGCCCCGTGGTCTTGCTGGTTTTGATCGGCGGAGGAACTCCGATTTGTTCGAGGAGCGCAGCAAACTGGTCGTTTGAAGCAAGCGCAGCCTCATCCACGCCGAGCCTCTGTAGCAGTCCTTCACGGGCTTCCCTTTCTTCTACGATGGCCGCTTTCAGCATCCCCCGGTCGAGTTCCAGCAGCGGCCTCGTGTACATCTTGAGCGTGATGTCGATGAGGCGCAGTTCCTTGGGCGGGAACCCGGGCATCAAGCGATCAAAGATCGCTTCGCACAACGCCACGTCGTGCTTGCAGTAGTCAGCCAGTTCCTGCTCCACCTCGAAGGAGATGGACTCCAACATCCCGTCCGTGCTGTGCACCGCCTGACCCTTGGGTGGGAGTTCAAACTCGGCAGCAAGCGTAGCCAGACTATTACCCACCTCGATGCCGCGCAGCGCGCGGGCCATGCTGAGCGTGTCGAAGATGAAGGCGGGTTGAACCCCGAAGCGCCAGGACAGGATCGTCACGTCGAACTGGGCGTTGTGTGCCAGGACTGCCGTCTCGTTCCAATTTATTCCATCGGCCCACGCCTGGATGTCCTTGCCGCGCACCCAGACGGCAGCACCTTCTTCCCCCACCTCTTTCCAGCACAACCCCCAAGCCTTGAAGCGCGGGTCGCGGACGTACTCCTCGGTGGTCATCTTGGACAGGGTGTATTCCTTCCTGTCCCAGGCAGTCTCAAAGTCAAGCGCGATCACTCGCGTGAAAGGTAGGCTCATGCTTCTCCTTAGTGTTTTGTTTCTGTCTCAGTCGTGATCGCGTCCTCGATGAAGACGTTGAGCGCCGTGTTGACTATGCGCACCGACTCGTCGTATGAGGCGTTCAGCCCCATCGTCGTCATGCACTCGCCCTTCTCAAGCAGTATGAGCACGCCTTGCGTGTTGTCTTCCGAGAAGGCGCGGAACAGCGTCTTGATGGCGTGGATCAGCGCCTCCTTCTTCTCCGGCTCCATGTTGGCGACCTCCGCCTCCATGTAGCGCCCGTAATCTTCATTGTTCATGTAGTTGACTCCTAGCATCTAACCACCCCTGTAGTTCGTTGATGTTGTCCTCGTTGATCACGAGGGTCGTGCCGCCTGCCGTGCGTATCTTGAGCATCTCGGCTTCCTGCAGGGCGGTTGGTTTGTTCTTGCCTGCCTTGCACTCGATGGCCAGGAAGTGGCCATCGCAGCAGGCGATGATGTCGGGGATGCCCACCCTACCGTAGCCCGAGGCCACGGGGAAGAAGTAGTAAACCTTATGGGCATTGAGCAGTGTCACGCACTGCTTCTTGACCTTGACTTCGGGGGTTGTAGCCATCGGGCAACTCCAGTTTGTAGACCCACAAGCCATCGCGTATGCGCTTCCTGTGGACGGTGTATTCACCGAACTTCTTCTTGCGAAGGTCGCGTATGCGGGCGCTGACCGAGGCATCGGAGCCGCCACATCGAACCACCAACTCGGCCAGCGTGTGCCACTGGCCATCGAACATCACATCTCGAACACGGCCTAGCTGCGTGAGCAGCCTATCCTTGTCTTTCTCTGGGTCGTAGGTGACCCCGCCAAATAAGCCCATTGCTTTCTCCTTTGGTTGTGGGTGAGGGGGTGATGCAGATTCCTAGCCCCCTCGGTCTAGGTAAACGGATGCTTGCGCAGCAAGTACTTTCAGGCGGCACTGTGCAAGCGGTAAAAGTGGGTCGCATCTGCAAGGCTTGCCACCGTTACCAAACCAACGCGCCGCCTATGATTTCTTTGCCTGCTCTACCTCAAGCAGCTTGTCGATGTAGTGGCGCGCCTTCTTGAGGTCTTCTATTCCGTTCTTGTGTCGCCATCGACTGAGGTACTTGACGGCGTTGCCATCCAAGTAGCCAAGATTCCAGTCAATGATGGCGTCCCAGGGTTCGATTTGGAACTGCTTGTAGTGGTTGCCCGCGACTTGCGTATCGTTTGCTCGTGGCGGTGGGGGTTGTTGTGCAGGTCCAGCCGCAGGTCTTTCGGCGTCCCCACTGTCGTGAACCTTTGTTTGCACTGTGAGCATTCATATCTCCTTCTCTTCAGGCCACCAGTTGTGGCTCTAACTTCAAGGGCGTGGGCTCTCGCTCCACACTCGGGGCACTGCATGATGTCAACATCTCCATGAGTTTGATCTGCTTCTTCTTGGTGCGGTAGGCACGCTGCCGCTCGGCCTGCGTCTTCTTCTGACGCCGCTTGTCGTTGCCCACACCAAGTTTGTAGATTTTCGCCAGATCACGGCCACGTGGGTCTTTCTCCCAGGCAGCAATATGGGCGGCACCCGCGCGATGCAACTCCCTGGTGTATTGGCACACGGTCACGTAGTGAAGGCCCGTCATCTCAGCCAGTTCGGTACACGTGTAGGTGCCTTCGAGGAGGAGCTTGATCAACTGCGCCTGCATGATCGCGTTGATCTTGATCTGGCGCTTGCCTTTGGGGCTTGGTGGGTTCAAGTTTTTTTCCTTAATCGAATCAGTTCGTCAAGCATCCGCTCCATCTGATCTGCGGCGTGTAAATGGAACGGGCTGATGGGGATGGCGCGTGCGAGGGTTCTCATCATGCCGATGGTCACCCGCGCTGATCTCTCAGACACTTTTTGTTTTGGCTTTGGCTCCGCATCGATCTGCGCCAGTACCTTGGCCCCTTTCTGGTTTGCGTTGTGGTCGCCGCTCATTCCCGCCCCCTTGCTCTGATGGCGGCGGCGATGTACTTCGGGTGCTGCACAGCCATGTCTTCAATCAACTCCGCACACGCCTCACGTTCGGCCAGTACAGCCTTCTCAATCAACTCCTCTACGCTCACGGTCAACATCTCTTCCGGTATCTCGCCCACCTGCATCTTGCCGTCGGCGTCTTGGTAGTAGCCGTAAGTGCGGAACTTGTACTCAGCCATGAAGGTCTGCTTTCGCATGTGCTCCACTGCACGCATGGCTGTCAGTTCACCAAGGTAGTCGTAGCAGAGCGTCTCCAGGCGTTTGTTCTCCGCATGAAGGCGGCGCAGTTCAGCAGCGGCTTCTTCGTGATGCGCGGATTTCTTCAGGTCGTTGTCAATCAATTCAGCCAATCTCAACGCTTCACTCATACCAACCCCCACAAATAACTGATCAACATCATCAGCGTCACGAACGGGGCGAGGAACACCACGACCAAGACGGTGATCAGCCAGTACAGGACGATGAATTCACCAAGCCATTTCATGTAAGCCACCCCGCCCAGTGCAGGAAGTACACCAGGGCGAAGAACAGGAAGCCAAGGGCGCCCAGCATGGCGGCGAGCCAGCCCAGTTCGTCGAGTCCGTCATCTTCGTTGAGTCTCTGCATGGTTTGCTCCTATGGGTTCAGGCCGCTACCCGCGTAGCGTCTGCCTGTTTACTATTGATTCGGTTATCCACCTCTTCGAGCAGTTCAGCGATGTCCTGATCGAGCAGGTGCAGCTTCTGCGACCAGCGGGCGATGGTCAACTGGATGTCGCGCAGCAGTTCCTCCTTCTGGGATTCGTTGCTTATGACCTCCGACGTGAGGCGGTAGCCTCCGCCACTCTCTCGATCAGTCGGCAGACTGACGAACGCCCGCACGGATACGGGCTCGCCCTCCACCAGCGTGATCTTGCACCGCTGAATCAGCGAGCGTGCCTGCTCCCTGCGGTAGTTCTCAGCAGCCTTCGTGTCGTCCCACTCAAAGTGTTTGTGCAGGATGCTGTCGGCACTGCTTGCCTCAGCGATCACGTCCTCTACCTTGAGCACGCCGCCGTTGCGCCGTGCCATGTCAGTCAAAAGTTTCCGTTCCTCTTTCATGCTTTCTCCTTAAAAAGTTAAATGCCTGCGGTACCACACCGCGCCCGGCCCTGCGATGCCTTTCCTTGCCTTACCTGCCGTGCGTTGCCTCGCTTCGCCGCACCTCGCCCGTCCAAGCCGGGCCTTTCCTGACCTGCCTCGCCTAGCCTTACCTGACCGCACTGGAACCCGCCTAGCCTTGCCTGCCGTGATGTGCCATACCTAGCCCGACGCTGCCGCTCCGAGCCCTGCCAAGCCTGCCTTGCCGAAACATGCTCTGCCCTACCAGAACTAGACTAGCCCAGCCCCGCCTGCCTTGCCGTACCCAACCGTGCCTCGCCCGAACCCGCCTGTCCACGCCAGACCTGCCTTGCCTGTCCGGGTCGATCCAAGCCCCGCGCCGCCTTGACGCACCTGCCTTGCCTCGCCACGCGCTGCCGAAACGCGCCTATTCGCGCCTAGCCCCGCCTGCCTTGCTGAACCGTACTGCACCGCGCCTAGCCAGGACGAGCCGAACCTGCCTAACCGGGACGGGCCTGTCGATACCAAGACGAGCCTAGCCTGCCTTATTGGATGCCGTACTTGGCGACCACTTCCTTCTCCCGATCACTCGGGACTACGTTGAACAGACCGAACCCGCATCCGGCAGAAGCCTTGCTGTCGGGACGGCCTGCACCGATACCCACTTGCATCCCACACCGGGAGACAAGGTTCAAGACATCGGCCATCTTGAACTGATCCATGTCGTACCGGACACGCAGACGCGCGGCCCAGTTGCGATACATGGGACGGGAACGCACATCGACCACACCCGTAGCGTTACGAGTATGCGCCGTGTAAACCTGACTCTCGCCGTAGATGCGCACGAGGGGGACGCCATCGTTCTTGTCGAACCCATCGGCCTCGATGAACGCAGACAACTTGGCCAGCGTCATCTTGAACCCCACGAGTCGGCAGGCGCTGATCATGGCGGCACGGAACGCGGCGGCGTTCATGCCCTCCCACCCATCGATGCTGCGATAGCGCGCCTCTTCGGCTTCCTTGTCGTAGTCCCGTGCGTCGCGGGCCTTCTTGTTCTTGGCTGACTGGCCCTCGGCCATCTTGGCCATGAGTTCAGCCTTCTTGCTGAACCGCTCCACCACCAGGGGCGCAGCGCCCTCGATGTAGAAGTCGGTGACGCCGAACTTCGGCGGGCTGATGATGCAGGTTTCTTCTTTGATCATTGCTTTCTCCTAGAACAGTGCTGGTGGTAGTCCCGCCACCGGATCGGGTTTTTGTTGTTTTGGTTGCTTGTACGGTCGGCCCTTCCACGTTGGGAAGGGCCAGACCTTGGGTGGTGGGTCTAGTGCTTCTTGGGCAGGTCGAGTGGTTTTGCGAGTAGCCATCGGTCACCCAGTTGACGAACGCTCTTGACCCACTGCCGTTGGTTGTGGCGCTGCGTGTGCAGCGGCACATAGTCCACGGCGAACAACTCACGTACCAGTTTCAATGCGCGTGTTTTCATTCTGCTCTGTCCTCCTCGGTTCTTTCCGCTTCGTTGATATCGGTGATGTCCCAGTCGGCTTCATCGGGGTCGCCATCGACGTACTCCTCCAAGTTGTTGAGGAGCTTTTCCGCTGCTTCTTCCGCAGAGGTGCCGCTGACGACAACGGTGATGTAGGACTCGCGCCTGAGTTCGATCTCGTAGAACTTCATGCTCAGACCCTCCCGAAAAACAGCGCAGTGAAACGCTGACGCCATGTCAGGTTGTAGTGCGGCTGCGGTACCTCGATCTCGATGTACTGCGTCTTCACAACCGGCTCCACCATCGGCGTGGTGGGCGCGGGAACCTGCTTCGCATACTTTCCGCTCTTGGTGTACTTGCGCTTGGGCGCGCCGTTGCGCAGTTCTGCCTGACGCTCCAGCTTGCGCTTGGCCCTGGCTTTCCTGGCCCTCACCCGGTCATGGTTCTGCACGCTGAAGACGTACTGCACTTTGCAGCCGACCTCCTCGGCGATGTCGCTCTTGGATTTGGTTTTGTCTTTGAGCAGGGTGCGGATGAGTTCCGCCTTGTTAATCTTGGTTGGGGTTGTTACGGTTTCGGTCATTGCTTTCTCCTTTGTGGTTGTGGGAAGTCCAAGTTTAGACAGAAGCAACCGAGGGCGCAAGCCCTCGGAAGAAGAGATGTTGATAGTGAAAGAGACGGTCTTCACGCTGCAGCCAGAGCCAACTCAACTGCGCGGTTCTTGAGCGTGTCGCCCTGGCCCCACAGAGCAGAGGCGGTGCGGTTCTCATCCGAGTGAGCGCGGATGTGGTGGTCAGCGTACTCGGTGACCGCGTTGAGCCAACCCCATGCAGTTTCCTGCGCTGTCTCAAGCATCGCGCCCTTGGCTGCGCCGTTGAACAACTCCATCACGCGAATGAAGCCACGCGACTCCTTGACCTTGTCGGCGTCCTTGGTTGTGCCGGTCTTGAAGAGGTGCATAGTCAGGTCTTCTGCCAAGGGGCGTGCGACCTTGATGCCCGCCAGTTGGCGGCTCATCTCCATGAAGGCATGGAACTCAGCGTTGGCGTTCTCCAACACATCGCGCACATCTTCAGGCTTGAACTCACTACGGTGCGTCACCCGCACTGCTGCCTTGCCCTCGCGTGCCATGCTCAGGGTGTTGTTGCACACAACCCGGACGGTAGTCCACCGTGCCTCGGTGGCCAGGGAGCCATCGGCGGAGGTAGACAGGAGAGCGTAGGGCACGATCCTGTCGGAGTACCCGTCAACACAAACCCCCGCTGCCATCTTCGCTGTGGCGAAGTACCGCTTGCCACCAAACAAGACCCCCGCACTTTCAATCGTCATGCCACCTGCCGTGGCCCAGTCGCGGAAGAACTCCAGCACCTCACGGGGCTGCACCACCTTGTAGGAATCAGACACCACGCCCAGGGCATCCTTGGTGTCGCTGCGGAACAGCACCACCTTGTCCTTCACTACCTTCATGGCGTCAGCCGACTGGCCACGCTCGGTGGCGTAGCGAACATAACCGCGCTGCACTTCATAGTTCATACCGGCTTCCTCTTGCCATTTCTCAATGGACTGACCGGGCAGCATCAGTTGCCCCAGGCCGTGCCATTCCCTCTGCGTACTTGCGTATTGAGCGACGTTGTTTTTGATCATGATTTGATGAGCCATGTTGCTTTCTCCTAGTTGAGATTGCCGCTGATCCGCAGCGGCTACGGTTGTCCAGAAGTGGACAGTGTAACCCCTTCCCACGGTTGTGGGAAGGGTTGGGTGAAAAAAATTTCAGGTCAGGTCGAACAAGCGGTGCTGAAGGTTGGCCATGTACTCCGCCTCTTCGTTCATGCCTAGCGCCCTGAGGTAGTGCGTGAGCAGGCTCGACGCCATCAGCGCGTCGCTTGCGGTGCGCTTCAGATGCAGGTTCGTGAGTCCCGCAAGCAGGTCGGTGCGCTCGTTCGCAGTGAGTGAGTCGATGAAGTCTTTGGTTACTCCGTTGGTCATTTGCTTTCTCCTTAGCTGACGCTGACCTCGAAGGACAGGTCGCGCACTGCGTCCCGCACGTTGCTATCCAACTCATCGCCCCTCACGAAGTCATCGAAGTCGGGCAGGTCGTCCACCTCGTTGGCGATGTTGTCGTAGCGGTCATGGTCGTACTCCTCGCAGTGGGCGTTGATGGCTTCCTCGATCTTGGCCTCGACCATGCTGCCCACCAGTGGGGTGACCAGTTCACGCAGGGCGTCCATGTCTACGGTGACGTTCGTCTCCGGCTTGGGCTGCGCCTCCAGTGCCGCCTTGATCCGCGCGTCGATGTGCTCGTTGAGTGCAGCCAGGATAGCGTTGAGGATAGGGTTGTTGGTTTCATTCATGTTGCTTTCTCCTAGTTGATGTGCCACTGAACCGCAGTGGCCACGGATGGGGACAGGCGTCCCCGATCTCAAATGCCGTGCGTACTACGGAAGTACTCGTCGTAGAAGCGCGTGAACAGGTCAGGGAACGCAGCCTTGAGTCGCTCCTTGTTGCTGCGGTCTGCGCACATGTACGCCTCGGCGATGTGCTTGGCGAAACTCCCACCCGTGCGCATCAGGTGCGCTGCATGCAGGTGGTCGTCGTCGGTCTTGGGCTTGCGCCGGATGTATTCGAGGTTGTCTTTCACGCTGTTGCCTCCTCTTCCTTGTGCTTAACCACCCGACCACGCTTGTCGAACTCGACCTGGGCCAGGACGAAACTGCCCTCGACTTGAGGGCGATACCACTCGATGTCGTACGCCGCGCTCTTCTCACACGGCACGTACCACACCCAGTAGGTTTCCTTCTGCTTGTCCATGTACTTCATGGCTTCGTGCAGGTCTTCGCTCGTGTGCCACCGGAACACGGATGTGAGCAGGAAGTGGAAGGTGGGTTGGGGGTGCTTGACTAGCTTCATGGTTCAGTCCTCCGTAATCATCAGGTCAATGAACTGCTCCTCGACGAAGTCAGTATCGACTTCGGTCACGGGCAGGCGTGTGCCTTGCCACCACAGGTACACATCACACTCAGGCGGCAGGTTCTTCAGTGCTTCGATCAGGTCTTTCACTTTCATGGTTACTCTCCTTGCTTGGGGTTGTAGGTCACTACGTTGCACAAGTTCTGCGCGATGGCATACGTGTCGTGGCCATGCGTAATGGCCCATTCACCACGTGCTTCGGCTTCCTCGAATGTGAAGAAGGTCTTGATGAAGTCAATACGTTGGAAGTCGGCGTGGTGCTCGCCGTCCTCCTCGTAGGTGGCGGCGTCGCCAACGATCAATATGAAACGGTTCATGGTTGGTTTCTCCTAGTCAAACGGGGACATGTGTCCCCAAACAAGGGGGCCGAAGCCCCCCACTCATCAGGCGCAGACGATCTTCTTGATCTCCTTGCGCACGACTTCTTCCTCGTAGCCCTCGACCACTATGCGGCAGGTCGGCGAGTCGCTCTTCACGTAGGTGAACAGCATGACGCTGATCTTGAAGGTGGTGGGGATGTGGTACGCGCCGCAGTTCTTCTCAATCCAACGCGTGTGCTTGCTCGGCTTGGGCGTCCAGGGGATCTCGCGGTTGAAGCTGAAGTCCCGATTGGGCGTGTCGCTGTTGGCATAGTCAGAAGTCTGCGACGCCCACTCATCCCCTGCGAACTTGGCGAGCAGCTTGACCAGTTGCTTGTCCTTGAAGGACTCCAGGCCGATCAGGCGCAGGATGAAGGTGGCGCTGTCGCTGTAGTCACTGACGCTGAAGCGCACCTCCTTGCGCAGGGCAGGGGGGAACATGGCGAGGATCTTCTTGACCTCGGGGTGGCGAGCAAGCTCGACCCGCATGGCGCTCTGATGAGCATTGATGGTGGCGTTGCGTTGTGCTGCTTGAATCTTGTTCATGGTTGGTTTCTCCTAGTTGCAGTTAAACAAGGGGCCGAAGCCCCGACAAAACCGGGTCACCGTGACCCGGAAATCTGAATGACCTTGGCCATCTTCCTGCCGTGTGCGGGGTAGGTGATGACGTTGATGGACTTGTCCCAACAGGCGCGGCACCCGTCGCACTTGCCTTCGCGGTTGTAGGCGCCGCAGATGAAGGTGTGTTTGGGCTTTACCCCCGACGGCGCTATCGTGCTGCCGTGCACGCCAGGGGTGAAGTCCCCCGACACCGAGTCGGAAGAGAAACGAACGGCCACGTTAGGAAGCGCCCGCATCTCACTCAACACCGCCTCGAACTTCGGGAACTTCGCCATCCGGGTGGGTAGCCAGTGCTTGGTGTCGGGCGTCTGGCGCATCACCGCCAGGATTTTCTTGGCCAGCGGCAGCGCGTACATGTCGCCGCTGTCGAACCATCGGAAGAACCGCTCACCCTGCAGCGCAGCCACCATGTCCGTGGTCCACGCGGGACGGCGCCAGTCTTCGCGATTATGTTGTCTTGGTTGTTTGACCGAAGGTGTGAGGTATCTCCCCGTTGTGGCGTAGCACCCGCTGCAGGCGGGGACAAGCGCGCCATCAGAACCAATCGAACCAGGACACGTATCCAACGCCTCAAGCGACCACGACTTGATGCCGTCGAGCTTGCTCGTCACACTGATCTTCATTTGCTTTCTCCTTCTTCGGTTGGTTGAACTTCTCTCACAGGCGAGCCCATCACTGGGCGCTGGCCACACCGAGGACACCACTGCGTGGCCTCACCCGACAGGTTGGGCGTGTGCTTGGCGAGCACTACCGGGGCAGTCCACGCGTGGCCACACCCGCACTCCCAGTCTCGTACCTTCATGCTGTCTCTCCCGTCAGCGGCAGATATCCCAGCTTCAACTCCTCGACTGCGCCCCACCCCCAACGCTTGAGGTTGACGGGCACGCTCTTTTGGGTGGCGTTGTACATCGCCTCGGCTTGGCGCTTGGTCAGCCTGTCCCAGTAGGTTTCCTCACCGGTGGTTGTCTCGATCCAAAAGGTGTAGTTGGTTTCAGGTTTGGTCATGGCTTTCTCCTTCGTTGGTTGTGATTGCGACATTTGTCGCAATCGTTTTACTTCTTCCAATACAGAATCCACGGGTCGCGTGGTGCGCGTGTTCCCGGTATTACCGGGCATTTGTTGTACAACTCCTTCAAATAACTAAAAATCAACGGGTCGATATAAGTAATCGGGTTACTCTCCTCGGCGGTTGGTTTTAATGGGGCGCCCATTTCATTGGCGCGTACTTCAGCGGATTCAATAAGGCTTTCCAATACCTTGATGTACTCCTCGAAAAACTCGATGTAGGGTTTTCGTTCGGGCCTGCCTTCGACAGCCTTGCCATACCGAGCAAGCGCAGCCCTGGCCCACCGCACCTCGGTGTACGCCTGCTCAAGGATGGCCAAGCGCCAGTTCGCCCGCCGCTTGCGGGCATGCCTCGTGTACTGCAGGTCGGCGAGCTTGCTGTTGTAGTTGTGATCCTTCTCGCGCTGGTTCATCTCATTGATGAACGCAACCGAGTGGGTGCGGTGGGATGTTTCGAGCGCCCGCTTGCGCTCCGCCGGGGTCATCTGCTTGAGTGTCTTGGCCGGTGTGCAGCCACTGCAGGTGGGCATCACGCGGAACTTCATCATGTGCCAACGTCGGAAGAAGCGGATCGGGTACTCGTTGCCGCAGTACAAACACCGCTTGAAGACGGGGGAAAGGTCGATCTCAGAGGTCATGGTTTACCCTTGTTTGGTGGTAGTTTCACAGGAAATGGCCCGGGTACGAGCAACCGTGGACGCAAAAGTGGGTAGAGCAAGTTGTTGATTTGCATAGGGAAAAGGGGGTTGACTACCACCCTACCCTCGGCGCAGAAAGTGTAGCAAAGGGAAAGGAGGAAAGGAAGGACAGAAGGAAGTCACACACATACACATAAATATTTACCTACCACTACATATATATAAATAAAGGTTAGGTGGTAGTAGTAGTGTGTATGTTTTTGCAAATCAAGGACTTACGCTACCCACTTGTGCGTCCACGGTTGCTCGCACCCCGGCCAAGTACCAGGAACCTTACAAAATGTCGCCCGATCCCAGGGTCGGGCGACAAAGGCGGCGATTGCGACAAATGTCGCAATCAAGGGGTGCGCAGCCAAGTCCTGCGCTCCCAGTACTTGATCTCCTCCTTGCCTTCGCGCTCCTCGATCTCGCGGATTAGGCGTTCCCTGATCCTGTTGAGTTCCTCCTTGGCCTTGGGGTTTGGGTGCATGCCGCGCAGGGCACGCTGTTGGTGGCGGTTGGTGTGGGGCATGGTCTAGTCCTTGTAGATGTTGAGCCAAGTCAGTGCTTCCTTGCGGGTGGAGCACTCGCGTACGGTGCGGTCGCCCACCTTGACGATCCACTCGATGAGCGGCGTGGTTCGGTGGTTGTAGGTTTCGCGCCGGTACAGCGCGGCCTTGCCTATGGTTTGCTTGAGTTCAAGCATGGTTCACTCCTCAGTAGGTGAAGCCGACCACCACGAGCGTGGTGGCTTTGAGATAGATGGCGCGGCTGATGTCGTCGGTGTCCACCAGGGTGTAGGTCTTGGTGGCCCGGTCATAGTCGCCCCTGCGGTAGACGGTTTTGGCTTCAGGCTTGCGCTTGATGAAGTCTCCGGGCTTGACGCGGCGAAGGGGAATGGTTTGCATGGAATCCTCCAGTGTCAAAAGCGGCGAGGAAAGGGTCGGAATAACGCAACCCCCCTCGCGTTCGGGGTTGCGCCAGGAAAATTCGATTGCGACACTTGTCGCAATCACAGCGTCCAAGCATGGGCCAGGGCTTGAGCGGCCAGGGTGCGCATGACCTTTTCGTCGTAGCCACGGGCGCGCTTGACCAGGGTCACCGCAGCAGCGAGAAGCTCCTCGGGGATTTCGTACTGCTCGGCCTTGTTGCTCGTCTTGCCCATGATGTCGTCGATGAGTCGCTCCAGGGCCTTGCTTGCCGTCTTGTACTTGGCATGCTTGCCGTCCATCACCTTCTTGCCTTTGGCCTTGCCTTCGCCGTCCACGATGGGCACAGCGTACTTGGGGTACGCGGCCACGATGGGCAGCAGCGTGACCTTGATGGTGTCCCGATCCTTGCCCTTGAGCAGTTCCCTGGCCTGACTGATGGCCGCATCGTAGGCATGCACCGAGTCGAGTGCTTCGGTGATGATCGTGGTGATTGTCTTTGTGCTCATGGTTTCTCTCCTGGGTGATTGCGACAAATGTCGCAATGGGTTTGCGAAGGTCTAGCTCGATCCCTGTGAATCGAGCCCCTTCATATAAGGGGTCAACCCCCCTAAGCGGGGTCGGGCCGGATACTCGATTTCGGGGTATTTCGACCCCCACCTACCCCCCACCCCCCGATATTGAGGCGGCGACGACATCGTCACATGAACACTAATCCCCAACCGCACTCCGCATTTTCCAGAAACTCCATCTCAAACCCGCAAATAACCCCCCACCCCCATATATTTTCAAAATAAATACCCCCCTATACCCCAAAAAATTTCCCACAAATACAGTCCAACCTTTGACACACACGGGCGAAAAAAAGCCCCGCGCTTTTCAGCCGGGGCGGAAGTTGCAACCTGCAACAGAGAGGAGAAAGCATGAACCAACTTGCGTACATGCCGGGTGCGAATATACACTCCGCGCTATTCGGTCACAAGCCCCGCTTGGAAATGCTTGAACACTTGCTGGATTTCACCCCTCCACCGGCTACGCCGCAGAGCGTGGTTCCTTTAACTCAGGCCACGCCAGACGACATCGTCGCCGCTCAGCTAAATACTGCTGACTGGTTGGAGAAAATGGGCGCCCCCTCCACGGACGACGCCCTGAAATCAGCAGCCGCCTCAACGGCGCAGCAAGCGTTTTCCGCGCTGACCACCCAAACACCCGAGGAACAGCGCAAGGCGCTGATGCAGTTGAAGACCCCGCCTGCCGTCCGGCACCTGACGGGGATGCTGACCGCCTATGACTGGGAGTTTGTGGAGCAGGCCAAGGAGCTTCGCGGCTACGCCGTGAGCCAAATCCTTGAGGAAACCAAGCACCCCGACGCAAAAATCCGGCTGAAGGCGCTCGACATGCTCGGGCGGGTCACTGAAGTGGCGTTGTTTACAGAAAGGGTCGAAGTTAAAAACAACACCCTGTCCGATGCCGAGATCGAAGCCAAGATAAAGGACAAGATCAACCGCTTCATGCAGGTCACGGACGTGATTGATGTGGCAGAACCGGTGGAAGACATCGAAAACACGCCTGCTCAAGCCCCGGAAACCCCGGATGAACCTGCAGAATCTAACTAGCCTGACCCCGCGCGAGCTTGCGGCGCTCCAGGCGGCGCTGCCGACGCTGTCTTTGCAGGAGAAAGTCGAGCTTTTTGAGGCGCTCGAAGAGCGCGAGCGCAGGATGTCGCGCCAACTGGCCAAAACCAGCCTGATTGAGTTCGCCAAGCACGTCTATCCGGGGTTCAAGGTGGGCCCACACCACAAAAAGCTGGCGCGCATCTTCGAGGACGTGCTTGCGGGCAAGAAAAAGCGGGTGATCATCAACATCGCCCCGCGTATGGGTAAGTCCGAGTTCAGTTCTTACCTCTTTCCCGCATACTTTCTGGGGCGCTTCCCAGAGAAGAAGATCATCATGGGCACGCACACGGCGGGCCTGTCCGAAGACTTTGGTCGGCGCATCAGAAACCTGATCGCCAGCGACGAATACGCTGAGTTGTACCCCGAAACCTGTGTTGCCGAAGACCAAAAAGCCGCCGGGAAGTGGTCAACCTCCAAGGGAGGCCAGTATTACGCTGCTGGTGTCGGTGGTGCTCTGGCTGGTCGCGGCGCTGATCTGTTTGTTATTGACGATCCTCACTCTGAGCAAGACGTAAAAATAAATTCGAGACTGGCCTTCGATACGGCGTGGAACTGGTTCCAAACAGGCCCGCTGCAACGCTTGATGCCAGGGGGCGCCATCATCGTCATCATGACGCGGTGGTCGCTGCTCGACCTCACTGGCCGTCTCATTGACTACCAGACCAAGAACCCCGACGCCGACCAGTGGGAGATCGTGGAACTGCCCGCGATCCTGAACGAAGGCACCGACACAGAGAAATCTCTGTGGCCAGACCAGTGGCCACTGGACCAACTCAAGTCCAAAAAGGCCAACCTTGACCCCAGGTTCTGGAACGCGCAGTACATGCAGCAGCCTACGGCAGACTCGTCTGCCATCGTGGGGCGGCATCACTGGCGGATGTGGCCAAAAGACGACCCACCCCGGTGCGAGTACGTGATCCAGTCCTGGGACACGGCGTTCGAGACAAAGACCACCTCCGACTTCAGCGCCTGCACCACCTGGGGCGTGTTCTACAACGAAGAGGAAGGGGATTCTCCCCAACTCATACTTCTCGATGCCTTCAAAGACCGGATGGCGTTCCCCGAACTCAAGCAAGTCGCGCTCAAGCATTACAAGGAGTGGGAGCCAGACGCGTTCATCGTGGAAAAGAAAGCCGCAGGCGCGCCGCTGATCTACGAACTGAGGAATATGGGCATCCCCGTGGCTGAGTACACACCGTCGCGTGGCAACGACAAGGTGGTGCGGATGAACGCGGTGGCTGACCTGTTCTTTTCTGGGAAAGTCTGGGCGCCCGACACGCGCTGGGCCCGGGAGGTGATCGAGGAGATGGCGGCGTTCCCTGTAGGCGAGAACGACGACTTCGTGGACACTACGACACAGGCGCTCCTGCGCTTCCGTCAAGGGGGCTTCATCAGCCTCGAATCCGACGAGCAAGACGAACAACGCTACTTCGCGCCACGCAAGGCGGCGTACTACTGATTAGGAAAGGCCAGACATGGCAACGAACATCGACAAGGCGCTGTACGGCGCGCCCGTGGGTCTGGAAGAGATGGCGCAGGCTGAGCCTGAGTTGGAGATCGAGATCGTTAACCCAGACGAAGTCAACATCGGCATCGATGGGCTAGAGATCAGCCTCACCCCAGAAGAACCCGAAGGCGGCGGCTTCGATGCCAACTTGGCTGAGGAGCTTGACTCATCCTTCATCGAAGGGCTGGGCTCTGACCTGTCTGCCGACATCACGCAAGACGTTGGCTCCCGCAAGGAGTGGGAGAAGGCATACGTCGATGGCCTGAAGCTGTTGGGCTTGCAGATCGAAGAGCGGACAGAGCCGTGGAACGGCGCATGCGGCGTGTTCCACCCGATGATCACGGAGGCCGTGGTCAAGTTCCAGTCCGAGATGATCACCGAGACGTTCCCCGCACAGGGCCCGGTGAAAACCAAGATCATCGGCAAGGACACACCCGAGGTGAAAGAGGCCGCTGTCCGCGTCGAGGACGACATGAACTTCGAGTTGACCGAGGTCATGAAGGAGTTCCGGCCTGAGCACGAGCGCATGCTGTGGAGCCTCCCGGCCACTGGCAGTGCCTTCAAGAAGGTGTACTACGACCCGAACCTGGGCCGACAGGTCAGCATGTTCGTGCCTGCGGAGGACATCATCCTGCCGTACGGCGCCACCGACATGGACACCTGCTACCGCTTGACGCACGTCATGCGGAAAACCAAGAACGACATCATCAAGCTGCAGGAAGCTGGGTTCTATAGGGACGTCGAGCTTGGCGAGCCCGACAAGAACAAGACCGACATCCAGCAGGCCAAGGACAAAGAGACTGGCTTCCGCGACCTCAACGATGATCGCTTCACGCTCTACGAGATTCACGTAGACCTGAACATCAAGCAAGACAAATACGGCGAAGGAGAAGACTCCGAGATCGCGCTGCCGTACGTCGTGACCATGATCAAGGGCACGAACGATGTGTTGGCGATCCGCCGGAACTGGCAGGAAGACGACGCACTCAAACTCAAGCGCCAGCACTTCGTGCACTACCAGTACGTCCCCGGCTTCGGGGCGTATGGCTTTGGCCTGTTCCACCTGATTGGCGGTTTTGCCAAGAGCGCCACGTCGCTGATGAGGCAACTGGTGGACGCTGGTACTCTTTCTAATCTCCCCGGAGGTTTGAAGAGCCGAGGGCTGCGGATCAAGGGCGACGACACCCCCATCGCTCCGGGCGAGTTCCGCGACGTGGACGTCGCTAGTGGCAACATCCGCGACAGCATCCTACCCCTGCCGTACAAGGAGCCGTCCGGCGTCCTGTATCAGTTGCTCGGGAATATCGTCGAGGAAGGCCGTCGCTTCGCTGCCACCGCAGACATGAAGGTGGCCGACATGTCGGCGCAGGCGCCCGTGGGTACAACGCTGGCCCTGCTCGAACGCCAACTCAAAGTTCTCACCGCCGTCCAGGCCCGTACGCACTTCTCGCTCAAGCAGGAGTTCAAGCTCCTGAAGAACCTGATCCGCGACTACACGGACCCGGACTACACCTACGATCCCGAGTACGGATCGAAGCGTGCCAAGCAGAGCGACTACGACCTCGTTGACGTCATCCCCGTCAGCGATCCCAACGCTGCCACGCTGTCGCAGCGCGTCGTTCAGTTCCAAGCCGCCATCCAGATGGCGCAGATGGCTCCGCAGATTTACAACCTGCCTGAGCTTCACCGTGGGATGTTGGAGGTGCTGGGCATCAAGAACGCCGAGAAGATCGTGCCGCTGGAGGAAGACCAGAAGCCCATCGACCCGGTCACCGAGAACCAGAACATCCTCAAGCTCAAGCCCGTCAAGGCGTTCTTGCACCAAGACCACGACGCTCACATCGCCGTGCACAACATGATGATGCAAGACCCGATGATCGCCGCGCAGTTGGGTCAGAACCCACAGGCGCAGCAGTTGGCTGCTGCCTTGCAAGCGCACATCGCTGAGCACATCGGCTTCAAGATGCGCAAGCAGATCGAAGCGCAGTTGGGCATGCCGCTGCCTCCCGAGGACGAGAAGCTCCCGCCGCAGGTGGAGATCGCGCTGTCCACCATGATGGCGCAGGCGGCGAATCAGGTCGTGGCTCAGAGCCAGCAGCAGGCCGCGATGATGCAGGCCCAGCAGCAAGCGCAAGACCCGGTGATCCAGATGCAGCAGCAAGAACTGATGCTCCGCCAAGAGGAACTCAAACTTAAGGCGCAGAAGATCATGCTCGACGCCTCGGCGATGGCCGACAAGCAAGAGCTTGAGCAGGAGAAGGTAAAGGGTGACCTGCAGCTTCGCGCTATGAAAACGCAGGCTGACATCGAGAAGGACAAGGCGATGCTCGTCGCGCAACAAGAACGTGAAGGTGTCCGCATGGGCATCGACATCGCAAAGGCCAAAGCGCAAGAGGCCCAACAACGACGAAGGGAAACGCCCACTAAATGATCCAAGACTTCGCACGCGTATTGCGCGAACAAATACGCACCGACATGAACAACTACGCCGATGACTTGGCGGGGGGTTCGTGTCGCACTTTTGAGGAATACCAGAAGCTCTGCGGCGTCATCCAAGGTCTGGCGATGGCAGAGCGTTACATCCTTGACCTTGCAAAGAAAGCCGAAGATGCAGACGAGTGAAGCGGGAATCATCCTCCCCCCAGGCATCAGCCTGCCCAAGACCATTCAGCCCCAGGACGAACAGGACGAGAACCTCGCCCCTGAAGAGAAGGCCACAGCCCTTCCCGAGCCTGCAGGCCACAAACTGCTGTGCATCGTGCCGGACGTTTCAGACACGTTCGAGAACTCCAGCCTGATCAAGGCCGACACGTACATGAAGCAGGAAGAACACGCCACCACGGTGCTGTTCGTACTCAAACAAGGCCCCTCGGCCTACAAAGACCCCGAGCGTTTCCCCACAGGCGCTTGGTGTAAACCCGGAGATTTCGTGCTGGTGCGTACCTACTCAGGTACCCGGTTCAAGATTTTCGGCAAGGAGTTCCGTCTCATCAACGATGACCAAGTTGATGCTGTTGTGCAAGACCCTCGCGGACTCACCCGCGCTTGAAGGAGTGAAAGATGGCAATTGACAAGGAAGAGTACAAGTTCCCTGACGAGCAGGAGAACGAAGTCAAAGTCGAGACTTCGGGTGAAACCGACGTCGAGATTGAGGTCGTAGACGACACGCCCGAGCGTGATCGTGGCCGTAAGCCTCTGGATCGGGAGGTCGCTGACCCGACCGACGAAGAGATCGAGTCTTACTCGGCCAACGTGCAGTCGCGGATCAAGGAACTGACCCACGCACGTCACGACGAACGCCGTCAAAAAGAGGCTGTAGCCCGGGAAAAAGCCGAGCTTGAGCGTCTTGCACAGCAGTTGATCGACGAGAACAACCGACTGAAGAAGAGTTACAACGAGGGCCAGGAGGTTCTGGTTTCAAGCGCCCGCAAGGAAGCTGAGACAGAACTGGAAACTGCCCGTCGAAACCTCAAGGCTGCACAGGAGGCGTTTGATACTGACGCCATCATCGCGGCCCAGGAGGAGCTTGCTGCGGCCAAGTGGCGAGTCGAAGAAGCAAAAAGATTCCGTCCGCAGGCTTTACAGCCCACGGAAATTCCGGTACAAACTCAACAACAACCGCAAACTCAGGTTCAACCCGACGAAAAATCCCTGCGCTGGCAGGCAAAAAACCAGTGGTTCGGGCAACCGGGGTTTGAGGAATACACCAGCTACGCACTAGGGCTGCATCAAAAGCTAGTCACCGGGGGTACTGATCCCCGCTCCGATGAGTATTTCGACCAGATCGATGGTCGCATGAAGTCGAAGTTCCCCGAGTTATTCGGGAACGAAGACAAGCCGAAGACGGTTGAGGTTCAAAAGAAACCCACAACGGTCGTGGCTCCCGCCACTCGTACTACGGGTGTCGGAAAAATTCGACTGACTCAAACGCAAGTTGCGTTGGCGAAAAAGCTGGGCCTGACCCCGCAGCAATACGCTGCTCAAGTGGCAAAACTGGAGAACCAAAATGGCTGAAACTCAAAACCGTATCCCCCGTGACATGCAGTCACGCGAAAAATCTGCTCGTATGGTGTACACACCTTCGAGTTCACTGCCCGATCCGACACCTGAGCCGGGTTATGTGTATCGCTGGGTTGCGACGCACGTCCTGGGACAGTCTGACCCCACCAACGTGTCCAAAAAGATGCGCGAGGGTTGGGAGCCGGTGAAGGCGGTTGACCATCCTGAACTTATGCTGGCCGGAAACGAGAAGACCGGGAACGTGGAAATTGGCGGCCTCATGCTCTGCAAGATGCCCGCTGAACTTGCACGCTCACGGGACGATTACTACGGTCGTCAAGCACAGGCTCAGATGGACTCAGTGGACAACCACTTCATGCGAAACAATGATCCACGGATGCCGTTGTTCTCGGACCGCAAGTCCAGCACGACGCGCGGAGGTGGGTTTGGTTCTGGTTCAAAGTAACTTAGGAGTCCTTAAATGGCATCTACTGCTGCTCCCTACGGCCTACGGGCTGTAAACCGAGTTGACGGTCTGCCGTACGCAGGCGAAACGCGTCAGTTTCTGATTGACCCCGCCGGCTATTCGAGCAACCTCTTCTACGGCCAAGTGGTGAAAATCCACACTGACGGTTACATCCGCCTCGTGACTGAGACTGGTGGCACCGGCGACGCATTCCCCGCTGGCACCATCGGTGTCTTCGTGGGCTGCTCGTACGTCAACGCGCAAGGCCAGACGGTCTTCTCGCAGTACTATCCCTCGGGTTCGCTGAACGCCGTTGCGTACGTCATCGATGACGACCGCGCCGTGTTCCAAGCCCAGGCCGATGGCCCTGTGACGCAGACTCAACTGGGTCAAAACATGCTCTTCGCCGCTGCTCAAAACGGCACGAACGGCTCTGGTGGTTCCACCACCTCGGGCAATTCGCTGTCGGCACTGAGCGCCACGACGCAAGCTGGCACCGCTGGTTTCCGTCTGGTCGGTTTCGCACAAGGCCCGTTCTCGGCTGTTGGCGATGCTAAGACCGATGTGTTGGTGAAGTTCAACATCGGCCAGCATTCGTACACGAATGCAACTGGCGTTGCCTGATAAGGAGTGATCTGAAATGGCAATTTCTCGTGCCCAACTACTCAAGGAACTCCTGCCCGGCCTGAACGCTCTGTTCGGTATGGAGTACGCTCGCTACGGCGAAGAGCACAAGGAAATCTACGAGACTGAGAAGTCCGAGCGTTCCTTTGAAGAAGAAACCAAGCTGGCTGGCTTCAGTGCCGCTCCGGTGAAGAACGAAGGTCAGGCCATCGCGTATGACAATGCGCAGGAAGCCTTCACCGCTCGTTACAACCACGAGACTATCGCCCTTGGTTTCTCGATCACCGAGGAAGCAGTGGAAGACAACCTGTATGACAGTCTGTCTGCCCGCTACACCAAGGCTCTGGCCCGTGCGATGTCCTACACCAAGCAGGTTAAGGCCGCTGCCGTTCTGAACAACGGCTTCAACGGCGCTTACCCCGGTGGTGATGGCGTGTCGCTGTTCGGCGTCAACTCCTCGGCTGCTCGCGTGGGTCACCCCCTGGTTTCCGGTGGTGTGAACTACAACAGCCCGTCTGTTGCCGTGGACCTGAACGAGACTTCGCTCGAAAACGCGGTGATCCAGATCGCTGCGTGGACGGACGAACGCGGTCTGCTGATCGCCGCCAAGCCGGTCAAGCTGGTCATTCCGCCCAGCCTGATGTTCGTTGCCAAGCGTCTGCTTGACACTGAACTGCGCGTGGCCACTGCTGATAACGACATCAACGCTATCAAGCAGATGGGTGCGATCCCTGGTGGCTTCACCGTCAACCACTTCTTGACCGACGTCAACGCTTGGTTCCTGACCACGGACGTGCCCAACGGTCTGAAGCACTTCGAGCGTGTGGCCATGTCCACCTCGATGGACGGTGACTTCGACACCGGCAACGTGCGCTACAAGGCCCGCGAGCGTTATTCGTTCGGCTGGTCTGATCCCCTGGGAATCTGGGGTTCTGCTGGCGCCTAATCAGCGTCGGAAATCGGGAAAGGGGGCCTTGTGCCCCCTTTCTTTTTGCCCTATATTCAACACAGTCCCAAGATTTTCAACCTGCTTGCTGACCGACTTGGCGGACTAACCTCAGAGACAGCAAGCGCAATTTGAGGAGCGTTCCACATGGGAACCACGACCTTCAGCGGGCCAGTTGTATCCAATAATGGTTTTGTTGGTGCTATCACTGGCGCTGTCACCGCTACCACGGTTACTGCAACTTCTGTTTCTGCCACGGGCAATCTGACCGCTGACAGCGGAACGGCTCCCGCAGCAGGCGGTATGTCGGCAGTTCTGATGTCCTCCACTGCAAACTTGGGCGTCTTTGTTGGCTCCGGTGCCCCCACCGTGACGGCTGCTCAGGGTTCGCTTTACCTGCGTACTGACGGCACCACCACCAACGACCGCATCTATGTGCGCGGCGCGTCTGCTTGGATTGCCATCACCACCGCTACCTAATAGGAGCGCATCATGGCGATGCAATACGACGTTAAATCAGCGCACATGGCTGCGTCTGGTGTAGCGGTCACTTACCGTACGCGTCTCAAGGGTGCGATTGTTTCGGCCAATGCCAGTGCTGCCACGCGCAACACGGTTTACGCCAACAATCTGGCTCAGACCGGCACGTACGGTCGTTCGACCAATACAGTCACGGTGACCATCACAAATCACGGGCTCGCCACCGGCGACCGCGTGTGGTTGTCTTTCTCGGCAGGCACTGGCGGCACGGCAACGACCAACGTGTACTCTGTGACGGTAACCAACGCCAACACGTTCACGGTTACGGATACTGCATCGGGCACCATCACTGGAAGCCCCGCAGTCACCATGTACGCCGATCTCTTGTTGGAGGCCGACTCGTACAACCCGACAGCGTTCAACGTGATCATTCCCGGTGAGGGCATCCTGGCCGAGAACGGTATCTACGTTGGCTTGGTCAGCAACGTCACCACGACGATCTTTTATGGCTAAGACCCCGGCATGGCAGCGCAAGGAAGGAAAGAACCCCAAGGGCGGCTTGAACGCCAAGGGGCGAGCCTCCTACAACGCCGCGAATCCAGGGAAGCCCGGACTGAAGGCTCCACAGCCGGAGGGCGGGCCACGCCGCGACTCTTTCTGCGCCCGTATGAAAGGGATGAAAAAGAAGTTGACGAGCGAAAAAACCGCAAAAGATCCGAATTCGAGGATTAACAAGAGTCTTCGGGCATGGAACTGCTGATATGGAACATCATCCTGTCCTTCCTGTCGGCGATCATCTTGTGGGTGATCAAGTCGCACACAGAGGAAGTACAGCGTATTCAGATTCTTCTCAACCGTACGCGGGAGGAGATCGCCAAGGAGTACGTCACGAAGGGCGATGTGCACGACGACATGAACCGAGTGATCGCTCGGTTGGATCGTCTTGAAGGCAAGCTCGACGCGTACATGAAGGAGCAGCGAAGTGCCCTCAGTTAGCGGTAAACAGCACAGGTTCATGGCGGCGGTGGCCTCAAACCCCAAGTTCGCCAAGAAGGCAGGCGTTCCCCAGTCGGTGGGGGCAGAGTTCTTGAAAGCGGACAAGGGCCGCAAGTTCAAAGAAGGTGGCGAAATGAAAGAGTCCAAGAAAATGGTGGGCAAAGAACTGGCTTTCTTGAAAGCTAAGAACGCGCCCAAGTCAATGATCAAACATGAGGAATCCGAAATGAAAGGCATGAAGAAAATGGCTGGCGGCGGCATCACGACCGCCAAGATGGGCACCGTTAAGACCGCTGCTCCTAGCCGCGATGGTATGGCCGTCAAGGGCAAGACCAAGGGCACGATGGTCAAGATGGCCGCATCGAAGCCCCTGGGCATGAAGCGCGGCGGCAAGTGCTGACATGATGCCGAGCCGGGGGATGGGGGCAATCGCCCCCTCCAAGATGCCCAAGAAGAAGGTCATCCGACGCAAAGATGACCCGAACGACGTTGACATGTACGCCGAAGGCGGGACTACCAAGTCCAAGGTCAACGAAGCAGGCAACTACACCAAGCCCGGTATGCGCAAGTCGCTCTTTGAAAAGATCAAGGGGCAGGCTACGCAGGGCACGGCGGCAGGTCAGTGGAGCGCCCGCAAAGCGCAGCTTCTGGCTAAGCAGTACAAGGCCAAGGGCGGCGGGTACCGTGACTAAGAAGTCTCAGCAGTCTCTGAAGGACTGGACTGACCAGAAGTGGAGAACCAAAAGTGGTAAACCGTCTAGTAAAACTGGTGAGCGATACCTTCCAGAAGCTGCGATCAAAGCTCTCTCGCCCCAAGAGTACGCCGCCTCAACCCGAGCAAAACGAGCAGGCAAAGCCTCCGGCAAGCAGTTCGTAGCGCAACCCAAGGCCATCGCTAAGAAGACCGCGAGATTCAGATGACAACTTCAGGCGTAGCTGCGTTTGACCTCGACCTCAATGAGCTTGTTGAGGAAGCCTTTGAGCGTGCCGGTGGCGAGATGCGCACCGGCTATGACTTGCGCACGGCCCGTCGCAGCTTGAACTTGCTCTTCGCCGACTGGGGCAACCGGGGCGTGAACATGTGGACGTTCGAGCAGAACGTCATCACCCTGGCTACTGGTCAGCCGACCTACGCGCTGCCGGACGACACGGTGGATTTGCTCGACCACGTCATCCGCACCAACGCCAACGTCCCCAACAACCAAGCCGACCTGACCATCACTCGGATCAGCGTCAGCACCTACGCCACCATCCCCAACAAACTGATCACGGGCCGACCCATTCAGGTTTGGATTCAGAAACTGTCGGGTCAGGACTCTGTGCTTGCCGGGACGCTGCAAGCGAACATACTGGCTGACACCACATCCATTCCAATCACCTCGCTCGCCGGGGTGCCCAACGCGGGTTTCATCAAGATCGGCAGCGAACTGATTGCGTTCAACGAGGTGCAGCCCGCTAGTGGCGGTAATCCTGCCTACCTCCTTAACTGCGCTCGTGGTCAAGCCGGTACGACCGCCGCAGGCCACTCGTCTGGTGCGGCCATCATCCTGTCGCAGAAGAACAGCATCACTGTCTGGCCAACGCCCAATCCAGGCACGACCTACCAGTTCGTGTACTGGCGCCTGCGCCGCCTGCAGGACGCCGGTGGTGGCGTCAAGACGATGGACGTGCCGTTCCGCTTTTTGCCCTGCCTTGTGGCCGGTCTGGCGTACTACATCGCGCTGAAGGTGCCTGATGGGCTGCAGCGCCTGGACATTCTGAAGCAACAGTACGACGAGGCTTGGCAGACTGCTGCAGGCGAGGATCAAGAGAAGGCAGCGGTGCGGTTCGTGCCCCGGCAGATGTTCATTGGGAGCGGTACCTAAATGGGTAACCGGTTTGCGTCAGGCAAGAATGCGATTGCGCAGTGTGACCGCTGCGACTTTCGGTTCAAGCTCACGCAACTGCGCAAGGAAGTCATCAAGACCAAGACCTACAACCTCTTGGTCTGCCCAGCTTGCTGGGACCCCGACCAACCGCAGTTGCAGTTGGGCATGTACCCGGTCGATGACCCGCAAGGCTTGCGCAACCCGCGTCCTGATCTGAGTTATGTGCAGTCGGGGAATACGGGCTTGCAGGTTGTGGACACAACGGCAACCACGCAGGAAGCGGTGGGGTTCCCGAGTGAGGGCAGTCGGGACTTCCAGTGGGGCTGGAACCCGGTTGGTGGTTCTCGCGGTCCCGATGCTGGGCTGACACCCAATAACCTTGTATTAACCATCCAAATTGGTACAGTCACAGTTGTGACGGCATAGGAGCGAAAAATGGCAGGCGTTAAAGAAATGCTGAAGAAGCACATGGCCAAGGGTAAAGGTGCACACCCTGATCCCGCCGTAAAAGGCATGCGTGCTGGTGGCAAGACCAACAGCGACATGCTGAAGATGGGTCGCGGTCTGGCCAAGGTGGCCAACCAGATGAATCCTGGCCGCAAGCAGAAAGGTGTCTGACATGGCAACCTACAAGACTCCCAAGCCGGTGGCCACACCGGTTGTTGGCGCTGACGACATCAAGCAGGCGCTGCGCATGGACGTGTCCGTGGCCAACATGCACTCCAATGAGTACAAGCCGACCAAGACCAGCGGCATCAAGATTCGTGGCACCGGTTGCGCTACCAAAGGTGTGATGGCTCGCGGCCCGATGGCTTGAGGTTGAGATGACCTACAACGAGTTGAAAGCGGCGATCATCGCCTATTCGGAGAACCAAGACTCCTCCTTCGAGGCGGAGATTCCGGTGTTCGTCCGTCAGGCTGAGCAGCGCATTTACAACTCGGTGCAGTTTCCGTCTCTGCGCAAGAACGTCACGGGCGTCACGTCGTCGGCCAATAAGTACCTTTCCTGCCCTGGAGACTTCTTGGCGGTGTACTCGTTGGCTGTCATCGCTCCAAACGGTGACTACGAGTACTTGCTGAACAAGGATGTGAACTTCATCCGGCAGGCGTACCCCAACCCGACGACTGACACTGGCATCCCGCGCTACTACGCGCTGTTTGGGCCTACGACGACCAACGACCCTTCGCCTGTCATTACCGACGAGTTGTCGTTCATTCTTGGCCCGACGCCCGACGCTACCTACAACGTCGAGTTGCACTATTACTACTACCCTGAGTCGATCACTGTGGCGGCTGATGGGCGTACGTGGTTGGGCGACAACTTCGACACGGTTTTGTTGTACGGCTCACTGGTTGAGGCTTACACCTACATGAAGGGTGAGCAAGACATGATGGGCGTCTACAACCAGAAGTACATGGAAGCACTGGCGATGGCCAAGCGTCTGGGTGACGGTCTGGAGCGCAGCGATGCGTACCGCAGCGGGCAGGCCCGTGTGCCCCCGCTACCTCAGAATAGAGGTGTCCAGTAATGCCCATCGACCAGGGTGCAACCAATCAGTTCAAGGTGGGCATGGCCTCGGGCCAGTTCAACTTCAGCACTGACACGTTCAAAATGGCGCTCTACACGGGCGGGGCCACGCTTGGGCCGACGACGGCTGCATACACGACTGCCAATGAAGTTCCTACTGGTGGTGGCTACACCGCAGGTGGGGAAGTTTTGACCGTCAGTGTTGCACCCACGACTGGTAACAACCCCAACAACACGACGGCGTACTTGTCGTTTGCCAACGCTACGTGGAACCCGGCGGCATTCACCTGCCGTGGGGCGTTGATTTACAAGGTTGGTGGGGGCAACCCCACTGTTTGCGTTCTTGACTTTGGCAGTGACAAAACCGCTGTCACGTCTTTTCAAGTGCAGTTTCCCGTCGCGGATAGCACCAACGCCATCATTCGTATTGAATAGGAGATATTCATGCTTACCGAAAACTCACACACCTCGGATAGCGTTTCCGCAGGACTGGTAGCCAAAACAGGTTTCTCTTCGGGTGCTTCGGGCGGCGGCGTTTTCCACGTTCAGTGCTTCGATAAGGACGGCAACCTGAAGTGGGAAGACCAGATGCACAACCTCGTGGTCAACCAAGGTTTGCAGGACATGAACACCCAGTACTTCAAGGGCAGCACTTACACGGCTGGATTCTTCCTTGGTCTGGTGACTGGCCCCGGCTCGGGTACGGCCTACGCTGCGGGTGACACTTTGGCTTCGCACATTGGTTGGACTGAGTTCACCAACTACTCTGGCTCGCGCAAGGCTGTGACGTTCGGTACGGCTACGACGGCTGATCCTTCGGTGATCAGCAACTCGGCCTCTCCTTCGCAGTTCAGCATCACGGGCGGTGGCGGCACGGTGGCCGGTGCGTTCCTCTGCACGGTGGCCTCTGGCACGTCTGGTGTGCTGTTCTCCGAAGCAGACTTCCAGTCTCCCGGCGACCGCGTGGTTGTGGCAGGCGACACGCTGAACGTGACCTACACCTTCAGCCTCGATGCCGCTTGAGGCTAGGGCTTTGTGTTTGGGGTAACCGCCTTCGCGGAGGCGCCGTTTGCTGCGGCGGGGGGCGGTGTTGCCTTTGATGCATCGGTAGAGGATTCGGCTTCGGCATCTGCGGCGTTTGCAGCCGTCGCCGATTTCCTTGACAACCTGAACGAGCAGATTACTGCGGCAGATCAGGTCGCAGTTGCCGAGTCCACCTTCTCGGCAGATGTAAGCGAGTTGGTTACTGGAGCCGATCAGGTTTCAGTCTTGGTGGATTTCCAGGCCAGTGTGGCCGACACTGTTTCGGGTTCAGACACCATGTCTGCTCTCGTGGACTTTGCGGTGTCGGTATCTGAGGCCGCATCCTCCGCAGACACGGTTTCTGCTCTGGCCGACTTTGCTCCGACAATCTCTGAATCTGCCCAGGCATCGGATGCGGTGCAGGCGTTGGCGCAGTTCTTTGCATCCATAGCAGAGACAGCCACCGGCAGCGACACGTTTGTCGCCACCCTCACCTACAACGTCTTCATCGACGAGAGTTCAACGGCATCGGAAACTGTCGCAGCATCCGTGGCGTTTGCCGTTTTGGTGTCTGAGTTGGCGACGGCTTCGGACAGCACGCTTGTTGCCCCGTCTGTCTTTAACGCGACGGTTGCCGAGCAGGCCACTGCGGCAGATTCTGTATTGGCGGTTGCCACATTCTTTGCTATCGTCACTGACGGCGCGGTTGCAGTGGATGTGATCACTGCGCGGCTTCTGTGGGAAATCATCAACGACTCGCAGAACGCCAACTGGGGCACCATATCCAACCCGCAGAACCCCGGATGGACGACAATTAACGATGCCCAGAGCACTCCCTGGAACGTCGTGAAAACCCAATCGTGAGATACCAAAAATGGCACTTGTCGTAAAAGATCGGGTCAAGGAAGTTACCACTACGACGGGCACCGCCGACTTGACGCTTGGCGGGGCGGTCTACGGGTTTCAGTCTTTTGCCATCATAGGCAACGGCAACACGACCTACTACGCCATCTACGACTCAGCCACGGGTGACTGGGAAGTTGGTATCGGTACGTACACGACCGCTGGCCCTACCCTGACCCGCACCACGGTCTTTGAGTCAAGCAACTCCGGCAGCAAGGTGGTCTTTGGTGCAGGCACCAAGGATGTATTTGTCACCTACCCGGCAGAGCGTGCGGTCTATCTAGATGCAGCGGGCTCGGCGGTTACTTTGCTGGATGTGGGCACGCTGGGGGTGGGCACGGCCAACATCACGACTGCCAACATCACGGCGGGCACGATCTCCACGACGCCGACCAACAACACAGACATCGTTAACAAGCAGTACGCTGACGCCATTGCATCGGGTATTCACTTTCACGAGGCTGTGGGATATGCAACCACCGCAGCGTTGCCTGCTGTTACATACAACAACGGCACGGGCGGTGTCGGGGCTACGCTTACAGCAAACGCCAACGGCGCTTTGACGGTTGACGGCTACACGTTCGTTTCACCTGCGGACAACGGCACGCGGATTCTGATCAAGAACCAAGCTGACGGCGCGCAAAACGGCGTGTATACGCTAACTCAGGCAGGTAACTCCTCGCCCGGTGCGCCCTTTATCCTAACCCGCGCTACAGACTTTGACTCCGTTGGTACAGGGGTCGATCAGATCGACGAGGGCGACTTCTTCTTGGTGACCGGCGGCACGGCCAACGTCAACACCGCTTGGGTCCAGCAGACTCCCCCTCCGATCACCATCGGCACCACGGCGATTGTTTTTCAACAGTTCTCCGCGCCAATCACCTACACGGCTGGCACGGGTCTGAGCGAGTCTCCGTCTTACACGTTCAACATTGCCAACATCGGCACGGCTGGCACATACGGCACCGCCTCACAGGTTCCCGTGTTTGTCACGAACGCGCAGGGGCAGGTCACGAGCGTGACCAACACCGGCATCGCCATCAGCGCGGGTGCGGTGTCAGGATTGGCTGCGTCGGCTACGACAGACACGACCAACGCATCGAACATCACCTCGGGCACGTTGCCTGTGGCGCGGCTGTCTGGCTCCTACACCGGCATTACCGGGGTTGGCACGCTTGCGGCGGGTACATGGAATGCCTCAACGATTGGTGTAGCCTACGGCGGCACCGGTATCACGTCCTACACGGTGGGCGATCTGCTGTACGCAGACGGGGCGACTTCTCTGGCCAAACTGGCTGACGTAGCCACTGGCAACGCCCTGATTTCGGGTGGTGTGGGCACGGCTCCTGCCTGGGGCAAGATTGGTCTTCAGACGCATGTCAGCGGCACGCTTCAGTTGGTCAACGGCGGCACGGGCGCGACGGATGCTTCTGGAGCCCGCAGCAATCTGGGTCTAGTGATCGGCACTGACATCCCGTCTGTGACCGGCTCTGGTGCTTCTGGTACGTGGAACATCAACATCACGGGTAACGCCGCGACTGCGACGACCTCCACAACCTCGACCACGGCTACGCAGGTCAGCAACTCCGTCACGTTCAACAACAGCGGCGCGGGGGCGGCATCGGGTAACGGCTTCAACGGCAGTGGTGCTCTGACCGTCTCCTACAACACCATCGGCGCGCCAAGCACAACCGGTGCGAACGCAAGCGGGACGTGGGGCATTTCAATCAGCGGCAATGCTGCTACGGCTACCAATTCAACTACCACTTCTCAGCGTAATTTTTCTGGTGACGTTAGCACCACGGGGCAGGGGCGTTTTACAGGCTGGTATAGCGGGAATGCCGCAACGGGGCAAGCAGTTGAAGTGGGCATGAGCAGTGGCGAAGGCTACATTATTGTCTACGACCGCAACACCAGCACTTATGGCACACTGAACCTTCAATCTTCCGGCGCTTCGTTAAGGCTTACAGGCAGCACAGTCAACGTAGCTACAGGAGCGTTGCAACAAGGCGGCAACCAAGTCCTCCATGCAGGCAACTACAACTCCTACGCCCCCACGCTGACGGGCGGCGGTGCCTCGGGTACTTGGGGCATCTCTATTACGGGTACGTCCAGCAATATCACGGCGTACACGATTAACCAGAACTTAGGCACTGGAAACAGCCCGACGTTTGTTGGTCTGAACCTGAGCGGCAACCTATTACAACTTGGCGGGGTAAACGCTCTAAACCGTGGCGCTACATGGACGGAATTCTACGATCCTAGTGGGGCTACAAAATTATGGTTAGGTAACAACGCATCCATTTACATGAATGCGTCAAATTACTACCTCCGTAGTAATGACAGCAGCGCCACGTGGGTAGATATTAATGCAAGCCTGTTGTCGCATACCAGTAGTTTGCGCGCGCCTATTTTTTACGACTTGAACAACACCGGGTATTACGTAGACCCGGCGAGTACATCCGCTCTTTTTGATCTTACCCTTATTGGTGCTTCCAATAAGTACCTTTATATCAATCCCGGCAATGGTTATGAAGCAATGGTTCGCTATAACGGCGGATCAGGTAGTGGTTGGTATGTTGGTAAACGGACGGCTAACCAAGTGGTTAGTACCGCAGATTTCCACTTCTATTCGGAAGCCGCAGGCGCAACAATTGCCGGAATTGATACCTCCGGTAACGTTTTTGCAAGCGGCTCCTTCCGCGCCCCCATCTTCTACGACAGCAACGACACCGGGTATTACGTTGATCCGGCGGGCACTACGCAATTAAGTTACGTTCTTGCAAACAACTGGTTCCGTCCCCAGGGCGACACGGGTCTTTATTTCCAGACCTACGGGTATGGATTGTGGGCTCCGCAGTCTGGAGGCAACCAATACGGCAACGTAACAACTTATGCAGTCGGTCGCAATTCGTGGACTGGGTACGGCCTTGGTTCGCGCATAACATTGATGACCGACACCAATAATGGTGGAGTTACAACTGGCATACATGACAGTGCTGTGGGCTGGTACTGGCGTTATTACTATGACTCTTACTTCAGCGTAGATCGTGGGTACAGTATTTTTGCGAATAGTGCCCGCGCCCCCATCTTCTATGACAGCGATAACACCGGGTATTACGTAGACCCGGCAAGTACATCTGAACTCAACAAGGTGTACTACAACTCCAACATGGTGTCCCGAAACTACGGTATCGGGCAGGTTGGACTGTATGACTCATTCCGCTACCAAGCCGTGTTTTCAATGGGGGAATCCTATATTCTCCCGGCAAACGGAACGGGCACGGGCAACCTGTACGGTATTGCGTGGTCGCATCCGAACGCGGGTGGTGTGGCGTCAAACCTTGCCTCTCACGGCATGCTTATCTTGGAGAACGGTGGATTCCAAGGCGCGTGGGGCGGCGGCAGACTGGTAACTCCGGCTGATATTCGCGGAACAATCTTCTACGACTACAACAACACCTCCTATTACCTCGACCCGGCGAGCAGTTCTTCGCTTAATAACGCAACTGTGTACGGCACTTGGTATTTCCAGTCAAACCTGGGCGGCACCTCCGGGTCATTAAGCAACCCGCCGCTTCAAGCCTATGCCACTGGCGGAAATAGTGCGTTCATGTCGTTCCATCGTGGCGGCAGTTACGCCGTCAACATGGGTCTGGATTCGGACAACGTACTCCGCATCGGAGGCTGGTCTGCACCTGCAAACCGCTTCCAAATGGACATGTCTGGCAACCTCACGATGGCCGGTAACGTAACTGCCTTTTCGGATGAGCGGCTGAAGAAGGATTGGGCTGAACTGTCGGACGACTTCGTTGAGCGTCTGGCGCGTATTAAGAGTGGCACCTACACCCGGATTGATTCCGGCGAGCGTCAGATGGGCGTGTCTGCTCAGGACTTCCGCGATTTCGGGCCCGAGGCGGTCAGTGAAGACGCGAGCGGTACGTTGTCGCTTGCTTATGGCAACGCAGCCTTGGCAGCATGCGTGGAATTGGCAAAATCGGTTGTCGCCCTCCGGGCAGAACTCAACGCCCTGCGGGCACATTAAGGAAACATCATGGCAATCACATACACCTGGGCGGTCACCGGCATGAAGGTGACCAACGTCGGCAGTGAAACCAACTACGTCGTGCAGACGTACTGGACAAAGACCGGCACGGACGAGAACGGCAACACCGGCACCTTCAACGGCGCCACGCCTTTCACGCCTACCCCGGATCAGCCGGACTTCGTGCCGTTCGACCAACTCACTCAGGCCATTGTGCTGGGGTGGATTCAGCCGGTGGTTACCGGCAGTTATGAAGAGCACGTCAACGAGCAGATCGCGCAGCAAATTGCGGCTAAAGTCAACCCTGTAACGGAACCTCCGCTACCGTGGGCACCGCCCGCGCCAACCCCTCCCACGCCTTAATGGAGTGCTTTGAATGAACGACAAGATCAACTTGGGTGAAGTTACTGTTGCCGAGTACAACCTGCTGATGAAACAATTGGCGATGGGCCAGTTGGGCGAGTGCATCGACCTGTTCATGCGCATGCGCCAGATCGGTGTTGAGCATCAGCAAAAGGCAGCGGGACAGCCCGTTGCGGTGCCTCCGCCCAAAGAGTAAGGATTCACGATGACCACCGCGTACACCTCACTGCTCGGGTTTGCTCTTCCAGTCGAGGGCGAACTCGACGGCACCTGGGGGACTACGGTCAACAACAGCATCACGGAGTTGGTCGAAGACTCCATTGCTGCGACGGCCACCCAAACAGTCGCTCTGAGCGATTGGACTCTGACCACCACCGGCTCCGGTGCGGTCAATCAGGCGCGGTGCGCGATCCTCGTCCCTACTGGCTCGCCGGGTGTCACGCGGAACATCATCGCTCCCAGCACCAGCAAAGCCTACATCGTCCACAACCAGTCAGACGCGGCGGTTGTCGTCAAGGGTTCTGCCACCACTGGCACTTCTGTCGCTGCGGGTGCTCGGGCGCTTGTGGCTTGGACCGGTACGGACTTCGTCACGATCTCCACCTCGACGGCAGACGGGGTGACCTCGGTGTCCGGCACCGGCACAGTTCAGGGCTTGACGCTCAGTGGTACGGTCACCTCCACCGGCTCTCTGACGCTTGGCGGCTCGCTGTCTGCGGTCAGTTTGACCTCCCAAGTCTCCGGTACTTTGCCTATAGCCAACGGCGGCACGGGAACGACATCAACTCAGTTTGCCAACCTGACGACAAATGTCACCGGCATCCTGCCTGTGGCCAACGGCGGTACGGGGGTGAACACCCTGACGGGCATCGTCAAGGCCAGCGGGACGAGTGCGTTCACTGCGGCTGTGGCGGGTACTGACTACGCTCCGGCCACGTCCGGCACGGCCATCCTGTATGGCAACGGCGCGGGTGGGTTCAGCAACGTCACCATCGGATCGGGCATCAGTTTTGCAGGTGGCACGCTGTCGGCCTCTGGCTCGGGCGGTACGATCACAGCGGTTACTGCTTCGGCACCCTTGGCCTCGTCTGGCGGGGCAACGCCCAACATCAGTTTCACCGGCACGCTGGCCGTGGCCAACGGCGGTACGGGGGCTTCGGATGCGGCTACTGCTCGGTCAAACCTTTCGGTGCCGTCAAATACCGGCACGGGCGCAAGCGGCACCTGGGGCATCAACATCAGCGGCAACGCGGCCACGGCCACATCCGCGACATCCGCGACCACCGCAACTTCAGCCACTACCGCCACATCTGCGACCACGGCAACAACTGCCGCAGCAGCCACCACGCTGGCCACGACCAACTTCACAGTGGCGCAGTCCGGCACTAAACTGGTGATCAGTTACAACGGCACCCCGATTTTGTCCATCAGTTCCACTGGCGTGCTCACCGCGCTGAGTGACATCACCGCCAACGGCACCGTCTAAGGAGTCCAAATGCCCACCTCACTCGTTTCTACCGGCGTTCAATTCCCGGACAGCACTACACAAACCACGGCGTTGCCAGCCCCCGGTACAAGCGGCAATGTGCTGACTTCCAACGGGTCAGCGTGGACAAGTGCAGCGTCTAGTAGTTCCCAAGCAAGTAACGTCCAAACATTTAATAGTAGCGGCACTTGGACTAAACCATCTGGTTTTAGCGCAAACGCGCGTGTCTTTGTTCAGTGCTGGGGCGGCGGTGGCTCGGGCGGCGCGGGTAGTGCTGTGGGGGGCGGAGGTGGGGGCGGCTACAACTATGCGTGGCTCGCACTTTCTTCGCTTGGCTCTACGGTAAGCGTAACCATCGGTAGTGGCGGTGCGGGGATAGATGCGTCAGGCGGAATAAGTGTTGGGAACGCAGGGGGTACAACGTCTTTTGGCACGGCTGTTTATGCTTACGGCGGCGGTGGGGGTAACGGGCAAGTTTTTTCAGGGGGTACTGGAGGCGGAGGCGGGGGTCAGTTATCCACAGGTGTTAATGGTGGCGCCAACGCAAACAATGTAACAAATTCGGGTGACCCCCGGGCAGGGAATCAAGGTGCCGGAGGCGGCAACCAGACCCCCGGTGTCGCAGGAAATGCAGGCTACTACTTGGGCGGCGGAGGTGGTGGTTCTGTATCGTTTTCTTGCGGGACGATGAGTGGTGCTGGTGGTGCGTCGGTTTGGGGCGGCGGAGGTGGCGGTGGCTCCGTCAATACCGCCGTTACTTCAGGCGGCGCTAGTTCTTATGCTGGTGCTGGGGGCGGCGGCTCTGGCTCTTCTCCTGGGTCGGGAACTGCCCCTTCTGGGGGTGGCGGCGCTATTAGCGGCGGCACTGGCTTTAGCGGTAGTGGCGCCGCAGGGCGGGTGGTCATAACCGTGATTGATTGACGGAGAATCAAAATGTATTTTGCTGTTGTGGATCAAGGCTTGGTGGTAAACACCATCGTGCTGGAAGAAGGATTTAATTGGGCTCCTCCACCGGGCTGTATTATTGTTCCGCTTTCTGGAAGCGCGGGCATCGGTTGGACTTGGGATGGCACGCAGTTTGTTGCCCCTCCTCCAGAACCAGAGCCTGTACTAGAAGAACCCACAACTGGAACGGGTCCAAATGTTGTTGGTTGAAACCATAGCAGGTGTGGGGGATTTGGTAGTGTTCATGTACACATTTGAGGACGCTGGCGATGTTTTGCCCAAACATGATCACGACGAAGATACGGCCCACATCACTATTGTTGCGCGGGGAAAAATTAAGGTTCGTGGAGAGGACTGGCTTATTGAGGCTGTTCCGGGGCAACTTGTAAATTTTCCAGCGCACCAGCCGCACGAAATTGTGGCGCTTGAACCCAGTACACGCATATTTAATATAGTCAAGAAGTTTGGCGGACAGGTAAACGACGCCGCACAGCCGTAATGGAACCCATAACCGGCATTCTTGCGGCAGTCTCAGCAGCGAATGCCGCGTTTGGGGCAGTTAAGAAACTCGTCGCCACCGGGCGCGAGATTCAAGATGTTGCCGGTCAGATCGGCAAGTGGTACGGGGCGTTTGGTGACTTCAACCGCCTAGCCAACGAGAAGGCCAATAAGAAGCCATCGGTCTTCAAGCGGCTGCTGCACGACGACAGCATTGAGAATGAAGCCTTGCAGATCACGATGCACAAGCAGGCGCTGATCAAGCAGGAGTACGAACTCAAGATTCTGATCGTCGCTCACTACGGTGAGAACGTCTACAACGAGATGATCATGGAGCGCATCCGACTCAAGAAGGAGCGCGAGAAGAAGGAGCGTGAGCACCGCCTTCGGCAGCAGGAGTTCATGCTCAACGCCAAGTACGGCGCAGCAATTGCCTTCGTGGCAGTCGCCCTGATTGGGGTGGGTTACTACTTACTCGACAAGGTACAGCAATGAGTTTCAGGAAGCCGCCGGA